TCAAGGTCGATAATCAGTATTTCTAATTTTTATTTTTTTAAAATACTGATTTGATGATACCCATATTTACTTATTTTTACTTGTTTTTATTAAAGTTTACTTGTTTTTCTATATATTATTATATAATATTATAATATATTATAATTATATATATGTAATAAAAGAAAGAAAGAAGCAAAGAAAGAAAAACTAACGTTTAATTTTAAATTAGAATCTAATTTGAATTCTAAAAGAAGAAAAAAGAAAGTAGCAAAGAAAAAAGAAGAAAATACTCTTAATTTATTTTTATTTACTATTATTATACATACTCTTTTTGTCGCGCTTTGCGCTTGGCACATGGGATAATACCAATTATTGTGAGATCGGGCTACAGAATGAAGGGAAATGGCATTGCTGTTGATGTTATCATGTCCGTGTTAATCCATATACTAAGTACTTAGTATAGTACATATACCAAATTTGCAAGCCGGGCGGCAACATCAATCTAATTATTGAGACCAAAGAAAAATCTTCACGCGCTGGTCTCCTTTTTGGAAATAGAGTCTAATTTGATGTTATTTCCACTTAATGAAACTTTATTTTAGTTAAGACAAGTAAATTTACTAGATTTTTTGATACAATTTCGACAGGTTTATATAGAAGTGAGTAAAACTATAGTATATCGAGTCGGTGAGTATCGCAGTAAAATCCTCATAGTCAGGTGTGCGATATGAGACGAGCCAGCCGCAGATGTGCAATAGTGCAATGCTCATCAAGTCAGCGGAAACTCTACCGGGATACCCGGATAGGTTAATTTCGTCATGACTTGGGGTTGACCACGGTGAGCACACACCCCAAAAAGACTGGAACGGTAATACATCAATACCTAATCAACCGGGTTACACGGATAGGACAAAGGATTGATGTTAATCCCTGTATAGGCTAGTAAGCAATCCCCGGATTACAAAAGTCTGGAGATCCCTTAATCAGAGACATACGGTTATCCGTATAGATTAAAAGGATCGAAAACTCATGCTGGCTAGATCCGGCGAATAACACACAATTATACAGTTGCAAAAATTGTGAAGTAAAATCGCAAGGACGAGCGGGATAAGGCTATTCGACAGGATAACCTGTCGTTAGAGATAATCCGTAATGACTCAATAAAATGCGAAATGAACCCAAATAAATACCACTGTATAATGGTGAGGTAAATTCCGGAAGTAACCACAGAACGGAAAATAGTTTTTCGGGAAAATACTTACAACGATGACAGACTAGAGCCGGAAGGTTCTTACTAAATCTTCTTTCCGGAAGGAAGGATACATAGTGCTCACGATCAATAAGGTTCTAAATTTCTAGGACTGAATAGATCAAAAACGAGCATGCAGGATAGATTCATCTATCGCAGTTAATGTTGACCAAACGAAAAAACCCAAAAGTTCCGGTTATGACTTAACCACAGTATAACCGGCGGACGGGTGTTAATCGGATTCTTTTTCGGTCAAACGAAAAAGGATTCATGCCGTAAAAGGCAAAAGAGGGAACAAAATGGAAATCAAAGAACTCATAGAACGCGAAATTGTAGGTCTTATAGTGTATGGACTCGTAAATGAACATGATTCAAAGGACTTTATAAACGTCTATAATTGTACACTTGAGGATTATGAAAGTGTCATGGATGAAAAAGTAATCTATGCTTAAATGGGTGATCTAAATGGCTAAAAATTTTACTGAATTAAAATGGGAATTTAAAGAACTGTATAATGAACATAAATGCAAAAACTACCTTACATATAAAGGTAAAAAAGAACTTGATAACGGCGAAAACTACTGCGCAAAAGGCAATTGTATAATGTATAAAGAAAAATCTATTAATGGGTTTCATTGTGTATTATGTCAAACACATGAGTTAATTGATGAACTTGCAAGATTGGAAATTGATTAAAATGTGTGAGACTGAATTAATGATTAAAACTTTCAGGGAATTGTCAAGAGAAGAGGATGTTTTAATGGTACGATTAAAGGTTATTCATGCCGAAATGGAAAAAACTGCAAAATTGATCAGCGAAGATCCCGACTGGGTAGAAGTATTTTTAAATACAAAATAGCATTTTAAAGTACTTTCAATTTCAAAATGTATAGTTATGCATAAAATTGGTGCATTGTTTCTAAAATAAACAAATTGTTTCTAATAGAGCATAAAGTGACCATTTTAAGTGCGGGTTCTAAATGGTTCAAATCCATTTAAAATTCTTGGTGTGTCCCGATATGGATGCACGTTAAAAATATGCACGTTACCCTCTTGGGTATTATCCGGGTCAAACCGGGTAATACTCTTACAAATTTCAGGAGTTAAGAACATGATCGTTAAAGACATTGAAGGAAAAACCCATATCGGGTATATTAAAGGCGCGGACTTTATGACTGTAATAGGAACGAAAATTCCTGTTAAATCACTTGTATCTGAATGCTTTAAAACGCACGGAATGAATATTGAGGTTCCAATGGTGATCTAAAATGGTTTACATTAGAGGTTTAACTGAACAGGATGTAGCAACAGCATTACATAACACTAACAGATTTTTTGATAACAATATTCTTTTTAAAAGATTTGATTCTGACAAAAACAAAATTATCGTTACATTAAAGGTCAGTGATATTCGTAAAAAAGGTTCTCGAATTTCGCCATCGGGCAGGCATATTAATGCGGCATGTTGGCATGTTTATGGTGCATTTTTTGATGAGTGTTTTAAAATCAATCCAAATTGTAAAATAACACAATGTGGACAGCCTTTGACATATGAAAATAATTGGACTGATTTTAATATCGGTTCTCAAATGTATCCATTTATGTATTCTGATTCATGTGCGTGTAAGGACAATGGTATTCATTATGAGGTTAAATGCGATGTTAGACATTAAAATTCTTAAAAAGGCTTTTTCAAAAAATGGAAACTGTAAATTTTTTCAAATGGGAATTGACTGCGAAAAATGTCCATTTGTTAAAGGTAAAATGTGTGAATTAAGACAAATGATTAACAAAGAAGATGGAAAAATTTTATTAATGTGAGAAGTAAAATGTTGAAAAAAGAAAAAAGAATAAAGATTCGTGAAAAATATAAAGAATATAAATGTAAACAATATTGTGTTATATGTGGTCGTTATAATTCTAACGATTCACCAATAACATTTCATAGAATTGAGGATGGTTTAAGTATGCATGACTTTTTAAGAAAAACATTTTCGTGGAATGCTGTTTTAAGAGAACTACAGCGAACAATTCCATTATGTAAAGAATGTCATGAATTTGTTCATTCAGAGGATGATTGAAATGAAATATAATTTGTATAAAAATACAAAACTAATAGATTTTATAATAACAGATGAGGACGAACCATTTAAACGATATACTTTAAAAGAAATTACAACTCAATGGTTTGATTTTGATGATCCATCTATAGCACCATTCTTTTATAGAGTGTGTAGAGGCAAAAAATGGTTAATTTATGCTATGATTGATAATAATATGTATCAAATTATTGTAAGGTGATCCAATTGGTTAAAATTGGCAACATTAATTTAACAGAGCACAAACCTGCTCTTAAAATGGGTGGCTTTTTGAGCATTAACGTATCTGTTGATATGAATCCATTTTGTCAATCAATGCGTAATTCATCAACGATTTGTTCCAAATGTTATGCTCGGTATATGGAACAACAGTATCCACGCTTAAAAAACACGTTAGAAGAAAATTATATCACACTATCATCGCGTGTTTTGGATGAATCAGAAATTTCAGAAATAGCAGAATATATTCTTAAACATGCAAAAGGACTGCGATTTGATTCTATTGGAGAGTTGATCAATGAAACACACTGCGATAATTTGAACCTTATTGCAATGAAGGTTAAAAGCATTAGTGCGAATTTTCCAATTACTATTTGGACGAAAAAAGCAGCATTAAGCAATGCGATTGATAGAACTTATATTAAAAAAATATTTTCAAATGCGCTTATCGATGAACCATTAAATGAAGTGCCGCGTGACTTTGACGGTGTGTTTAATGTCTGCTCTTATGAGTGGTTTTTAAAAAATAAAATGGAGCCAAATTGCACGGGTCATTGTGCTTATTGTATGGCGTGTTATGATCCTCAATTTACTGGATTTATTATCTATGAAATGCTTAAACAAGATCAAAATCGTCTTAAACGGAGTGGAATATGGCTTTAGTTCAACATGTTTTTAAATGCCGTTCGTGTTCATTTAATAGACCATGTATTCATATTTATGTAGATAATGAAGCACTAGATATTGATATGGTTAAAGAGCATATGAATGAATTTAAATGCGGTATTTATCCCTGTAATTTTAAACACGAATACTCAATTCCTTATGAGGATGATTGATATGCTTGTAAAAATTCATGCAGTTAAACCATATCAATTTGATGATAAAGATTACACGGTAACAAGTAGAAAAAATTATGTTGTATATTCTAAAAAGAGTGGTAATTTCGTAAATGATTATATTTTTATTAAAATGGATAAAGGTAAATATTACTATTCTAAATTTACAAGTCATAAAGATGATTGGGATTATGAAACAATAAAATGGATTGAAATTGCGCATATCGAAATTGGTGGTTAAAATGGGATGGTTTTATAATCTATTTGGAATTAAAAATACTGTTGATCACGACACGGATATTTTATGCAATGGATTTTTAAATCCAATTGTTGATAATGGTGAAATATTTGAAAAATGGGAAACAAAACTTAAAAAAGAAGAAAATGAAAAATATAAAGAGAACCGTTTAAAAATATGTCCACATACAAAAAATCCGTGTTGTTTAACAAGTTGTATGGCATATAAACCTTATAAGATTAAAATGATTGAAAAACAAATACCTTTATCTGAAAAAATCGATGCATGGATTGAAAAAAGACCAGTTAAAAAGTCTTATGTGGGATATTATTATGAATCTAAATGTAAAAAGGGAGTGTTTTAATGGATTCAAAGGACATGGAAAAAGAGTTTTGGATGGATGTGCAAATCGCTTGCATGTTAGTTGATGAATCGTTAGAAGAACAAATGAAATATGGAGATGATTGAAGATGAAAATTATTTTTGATGATGGAACTGAAATGACTATGAACAAGAATGAACAGGGAGCACTTGGCGCAATGTTGACGCTTTATCCTTCGCTTTCAAATGATTTGAGGAATGATACAGAGTCGGTTATTATGGTAATGATGGGTATTGAGAAATTCTTTAAAAATGAAGCAATGATTCTCACTGAAAAACTTGCATTAAAACTTGTTTCTGATATGGAAAAAGAAACAGAAAAAGAAGTATCAGACTTCAAAAAGAAAATGGAGCGGTTTAATGTATAATCCCTCTTTTTTGGGACTTCCTGATAGAATGATATTACAAGAAATGAATCGCATTGAGAATGACTTTTTTAATAATAAAATAGATATTACTTCATTAAGAACTAAATTTTCAGAATATTATAGTATCGCCGTTTCTCCCGAACTTAAAAAATTTATACTTATGGAATATGATGGATTGGAGATTGGAGCAAAGAGAGTGATAACATGATGATTATTAACGCGAAATTTAAAAGCATTTGTGCAAAGTGCGGTAAAATTGTAGAAAAAAATACTGAAGTTGCTTGGGATAAAGAAAATTCTAAAATTTACTGCATGGACTGTTATAATAATAATGATACTAAAGTACCAACTAAAAACAGCACAACGCCAAATATAGAAATTGATATTAAAGCACTTAAGAAAAAAGTAAGCGATACAGTTGATAAAACCGTTGACGAACGACTAAAACTTAAAAAGAATAGTATCTCAAAAACAACAGATGATGAGATTAAAGCAGCAAAACAGCGCATTATTGATGATTTAACACACGAATTTGGTGCAATTCCACGCCGTATTATTAAACTTGATAGACCAGATCGCCCGATTAAAACCATTTCTGATCTTACTCATGAAAAATTTGAGGATATTATCACTATTGTTAATGCTGACGTGCCTGTTTTTCTGCGTGGTGATGCCGGTTGTGGTAAAAATTATATGGTTAAACAGATTGCCGATGCACTAGAACTTGAATTTTTCTTCAGTAATGCAATTACAAATGAATACAAAATTACTGGATTTATCGATGCAAATGGACATTTCCACGAAACACAATTCTATGAAGCCTTTACAAAGGGTGGATTGTTCTTCTTTGATGAAATTGATGCAAGCATTCCCGAAGTGTTAGTCCTTCTTAATGCGGCGATTGAAAACAAGTATTTTAACTTCCCGACAGGTCGTGTCAGTGCTCATCCAAACTTCCGAATTATTGCAGCGGGTAATACATTTGGCAATGGTGCAAATTCAACCTATGTGGGGCGTTATCAACTAGACGGTGCAAGTCTTGATAGGTTTGCAGTTATTGATATTACTTATGATACAAATGTCGAATTACAGATTAGTAACAACAACCGCGAATTAGTGGATGCAATTCATACACTTCGATCCATTACACTAGAGAATGGTATAAAAGTTATTCTTTCATACCGTGTAATATCACAGATTACAAAGATGGAAAAATCTCTCAAACTTGAAGATATTATGAAATACACCGTTTTGAAGGGAATGCACATTGACGATATTAACATTATTCGTCCAAAAATTGAGAAAAGCACAAATAAATATCTTGTAGCATTAACGGCGGTTATGAAATGAAGATTTATAAAATTTTTAATCCAGAAACTGGATTATATTCACGCGGTGGAGATCCACCAAAATGGTCTAAAGTTGGAAAAACATGGAATACTATTGGACATTTGAAAAATCATCTTCATATGTTTGAGAGAAGTTATAACTATGAATTAAAAAAATATGTTAACATGGTTGGAAGATATTATCCAAATTGTGTTATTTGTGAATATGAATTTGAAACACAGTGCAAAGAAGTTAACAAAATCGAATTGAGTGATTTTTGTGGAAACATTTGATATAAACGATGTTGATTCAATTCTTAAAAGAGTTTTAGAAAGTCCAACACAACAAGTTAATTTTATATCAGATGGAAAAACAATGAAAATTATCTCTGAAGAACGTGGCATTGATGTTAACTCTATAAACATGTTTGATTATTTTACTAAAGAGGAATTGTTATGAAAAAATGGATTGAAGGACGTAATTTCTTTTGTGTGTTTGATTCGATCAGCGATATGACCAAATATTGTAAAAATACCCCAAACCATCCTTCCTTTTATGCACGTTCTTCAAAAGAAAATGATTATAGTTTCACTCATACAAAGTCTTTTGAAGAAGCAGAAGAACTCATATCACGTGGTTGGGAAGAAGGCTATAAAAAATTAACAGATAACCTTAAAGATCGCGAAGTAGATGAAGAAATTCAAAATAAACGTTATGTTCCAAAAACAGATGTAGAGGGTTTTGCGCCGTGCGTGCCGCATGTTATTATTGGACGCCCGGACACAATGGTTAATGCAGAATTTCATCCTAAAAAGTTTAAAATTGTAGATATTATTGTTAATATTGGTGTTAATGGTGGAACAAGCACTGAAGATATTATCAATCGTGGAATTGTTGTTCTAAACTATATTTCACAACTTGAATCGGCTGGATATAGATGTAACCTATATGTAGCACGATGCGGAATTGAGAGTGGCGAAAGTGTGTTTTTCCTGACGAAAGTAAAAGAAAGTTCAGAACCACTTTCTATTAAGAGACTCGCATTTCCGCTTATCCACCCATCAATGAATCGGCGGTTTATGTTTCGTATCCTTGAAACACTTCCTGTTTGTAATGAGTGGTGTTATGGATATGGAAGAACAACAGATGTAAATGATAAAGTTCTTTATAAATTATATAGAAAGTCTTTTATTTTTCCGTCATTAAACACAATTAGTTATTGTGAACCAATCACATATATAAAAAAAGTAAAGAAGTGGAATAATGACACCAACACTACAACAGATTGAAATTATTAGAATTTGTATATCTGCTTGCCAGTTTAATTTTGAATGTAGACCGAAATGTTTATTTTATAGAAAGGGAGATTGTCTTAAACAAAAATTAAGAGATAAATATAGAGACTATTATAATCATGGTATTAAAATACAATCAAAAGAAGAATTGGAATATGTTTATTCAATAGCAAATTCTGCTGGATTATTAAAGGAAGTTGAGCCATGAAAATGGAACTTTATAACTATATTTTAAGGGATTTATTGTTCTTTTGTGACAGAAAAGATTTTGACTGTTGTGAATGTAAATTTTCAAGACATTCAAATATTATTGGAGAACGATGTAATATTGTTAATTTAAGACGTAAACTTGTAATTTTATTGGTTGAAAATGGTGAATCTTATAAAATAAGCGATATTCATACAATTACCAAAGAAAAATCTGATTATGTTTATAGTGTATTGCATTCTTTAAATGATAAAATTATAAATGATATATTGGGTGAATCGCGATATGATAGAAACTGATTTAAAAGAAACATCATATTGTATTCCTGTTTTAATAAGAGTAAAGTTTAATATTTGTGAATATGGTAATGTAACAATTGAAGATTCTGAAGATTCTAAATATATTTATTCTATTTTAAACTCAATCGATCATCCAATAATAAAAAAGATATTAGGAGGAAAATAATGTTTTCTTCAGAAATAACCGAAATTTTAAAGGAGATAGTATTAAAACCATGTGACTGTGGCGATAAATTTTGTGAAGATTGTAAATTTCATTTTGAAATAAATAATGTTCGATGTAAAAGAATGCACATACGTTATAAAATAACAGGAGATTACTATGCTCAAAAACCAAATAGTATTGGAGATAAAGAATGTATTGACTATATATATGCATTAATAAATTCAATAAATGATGAAGATTTACAATATTTCTTAAAAAACGGAATGTGGAAAAATGAAGCATGAAGAATTAGAGATATTAAAGATTTTAACAAAAGATATTTGTTCTGAAGGAGGAACTGATTTTTGTATTAAAAAATGTCCATGTAGAAAATATGGATTTCAGTGTATTAGAATAAAAATAAGAAAAAAATATAAATTCGATGATGGTATATATGGACTTTCTTTTACTCCACAAGAATTAGAATATGCATATTCTATAATAAATTCTATTAAAGATATAGAAATTCAGAAAATATTACAAAAGGAAATATAAATATGCGAAAAATAAAAACTTATATTCGGAAACTTGTTATACAAAATTGTGATAAACTGGGAATAAAAGTCTATCCATCAGTAGGATGGTTTAGATCAATCGATGTTTATGGTAAATGTGATATACATAATGAATATATTAAATTTTCAGAGCAATTTATTGAATCTAATAAAAATAACAAGCGGGTGATAGAATGTCTAGTTGCACATGAGGTTTGCCATTTATTGGTTAAAAATCATAATCGTGATTTTAAGAAATTGTGTAAACTTTTCGGGGATGATGTTCCATATACTTCTAAATTTACTAAAGAACATATTTATCCTTCTGCAAAATATAAAGCGATTTGTGAGAAGTGCGGCATTGAATATGATAGTCATTTTAAACCAAAAGATGGAGATTATGTATGTGAAAAATGTGGTGCATATTTGGCATTTGAATTAAACAAAAACTATAAATGTAAATAAAACAAATACATATATATGACTCCTATCCAGCATTCTGTGATAGTGGCATTATATGAATTAACAATTGCCACAGGTGCAAAGTGGTTTATAAAAACAAAAAAGGTAAATATTTATACAATTAAAAGTTTATATGATATGGGAATGATAGAAACGGATAAGTGTATAAATGGAATACCTGTGCATTTCAAATTAACAGAAAAAGGTAAAGACTATGGACGACAGTATTATTCAGGAAATAAAGAAAGACCTACAAACAAGAACAGAGAATTTACAGCGGGAAATAAATATAAACACTATGAATATGTCAATTCAAGAACTGACATACTTTGAGAATAAACTTTATTCAGAGTGGAAATATTATGAAAATAAATATGCAGATGAGGATATAATTAAAGAACAGTTATTTAAAAAGTATGGGGAGTTTGATATTTATGAAGTAATCACTGAAGTTGATAGTTATATTAAGAAGAAAACTTATTATAACGCACTATTTGATGAGGAAAATGGCTACTATTGAAGATTTAATAGGTATGAAAAATGATCTGAATTATTTATTATATCCAGATAACATTTTAATCGGTATGGCTATTGAGAATATGGAAGTTATTAAAGAATGGAGTGAAAAATATGGAAATTAGTATTATGTCTTATAAGAATATGAATGATATGAATGCACAGATTGATGGCAATGAATTTAAAAATATTAAAACATTATCTGATTATATTATTAAGAAAAAGTTTAATGTGCAATTGGTTCGTGGGACACTGTGTAATGAACTTATTACAATTGCAAATAATAAAGGGATGTATATGATAAAAATTGGTTCTAATTCGCATAATCCCGATAATGTTACTTATTTCAAAAATGTGATTGTATCTCATATAAAGAAACTTGAAAAGGAAATTGAAATTATTAACAATACACCAATTATTAAATTCGAGGTGTAATTATGGTAGAAAAAAATTTACTTGTAGAGATTGTAAAATTGTAAGAGAAAATAAATGTCCGATTTTTGTTGACGATGCATATAAAATGCCAAATTTTGGAGTTATGAGTGATGATCAAATAACAGCAACAATTTACTCTGTAGTTGATGTAATTGGTTGTAAATTTAATAAGGTGTCTTAGAATGGGAAACTATGATGGTGCTGTAGCAGCAATTATACTGATATTGGCAATTTTATATGTAATTTTTGCTGGATTCACGATTTGGGTTGTGTCTGGATTTATTTGTAATACACTTGAATGGAATAAAATCAATGATTATGCACAGTTATTTGTAACAGCATTTATTATTATTCTATATAGTGGTGCAACGTTTAGGAAGTCATAATATTTTTTTTTAAAATTTTAGTTTATTAGTTCTACTTTAAATCTTAAAAAAATACAAAGGATTAATTATGATTGGCGAAGAAATATTAGAACAATTTAGTATTCTTCTTTCTTGTGTTAGACCACAATGTAATAATTATTCATGTAAATCCTGCAAATGTTGTTTTATAAATGATGATAAAACAATTGGATGTATATATGTAATGATGTCTCATTTAGATATAAATTCTAGGCTTAATATTAATCATTTGACTGTCTCACCTGATGAATTTATAGAAATTGTAGATGAAATATTAATGGAATTGGATTGTTCTAAATCTTCGTGTAAAAAATGTGTTTATATGAAAAACGATGAACATAATGTCTCTCCATGTTTTTTTACATTAATGAGGGAATAACATGAGCAATAACGAAGTTTATGAATATATAAAATTATTATATTCCACAATGAATTTTGATTGTGGAATACACTTTTCTGAACCATGCACAAAGTGTCCTTGTTATTCCACAGATGAAAAACATCATTGTTTATATTTATATATATGTTTTCAATTTAATATTATGAAAACAAACACTATCGGATGTGTTAATTATTCTCCAGAAGAATTTGTGGAAGCAGTGAAAGAAATAACGAAACAGGTAAACCAATATGATTATAATGGTATTATTTTAAAAAAAGTTGTCGATACTTTAAAAAATTATCCGATGTGATACAATGTTAAATCAAGAAGTTACTGAACAAATAGAAGCATTATATTCTTGTATCGAACTTCGATGTCCATCAGTGAGTTGTGAAAAATGTCCATGCTTCATAAGTAACTCTTATACATTTTGTTTTTATATATATATTAGAAATGAGTTTAATATTAAGAGCATTTTAGAAAATAATATAATAGAATATTCTCCTAAAGAGTTTATAAATGCTATTTTTGATATAACTGATTTTGTTTGTCCAGTAAATGATTGTGAAAATTGCATACATATGAAAAATTCAATTAATGGTTTTAATTGTTTATATAATATTGTTAGTTATTTAAAAAATAAGATGTGATATTATGGCATGTTTTAATCACTACTGCAATTTTTGTAAAGATAGTAAAAAGTGTGATATAAAATATGATAGAGATAAATGTGGTTTTTTAAATGAATGTACTATTGCAATAAATGATACAGAAAAAGATATAATCATTTCACAGTTGGGACTTTTAGTTAATAATATTCCTTCTGAAGAAGTTGGTAAATTAATTTATAAATTTTTTTATGAAAAAATATCATGTGGAACATCAGATATTATTGTCAAAACACTTATAAAAGAAATGAAAAAAAGTAAAGATTGGAAAAGAATGATTGAGGAATGTTAATGACTTATTACGCATATATTACGAGAATTGTTAATGTAAGGAAACATCCGAATGCAGACAGGCTCCTTCTTGGAGAATGTTTTAATAATCAAGTTGTGGTAGGACTTGATACTAAAGAAGGCGAACTAGGAATTTATTTCCCAAGTGATGGTAGAATTTCAATCGAATTTCTAAAAGCAAACAATCAATTAAGTTATATTGATGAAGTTACAAAAGAACGTAAAGGCGGATTCTTTAGCGAGAATGGTAAAGTCAGGACGCAGAAATTCAGGAAAGAACGTTCAGATGGTTTCTTTTGTCCTCTTTCATATCTTTATTATACAGGAGTAGATTATAATACTCTTATAGAAGGACTCAAATTTACTGAAATTAATGGTCATGAAATTTGTAAAAAATATACAAATACTGTTGAAAAGTCCTCAAACCCCAAACCATATAAGGTTGTAAGAATCAAATATCCACAGTTTGCCGAACACAAAGATACCGAACAACTTGTTTATAATCTTGATAAAATTCCAAAAGGAGCATGTCTTTATATTACTGAAAAACTGCACGGGACTTCTGGCAGAACTTCTAATACACTTGTCACACAACTTCCTTGGTATGGAAGAATTATCAATTCGCTCTTTAAACGCACAATTATTGAACCTAAACCAATTGGATATAAATATGTCTCTGGAACCCGCCGTGTAACAATTGCCGATATGGATTCGTATGGTGGCGGATTTGATAAAGCAGACAAGAATTATCGTGTTCCTGCACACAATCTGTTTGTTGGAAAACTCCATGAAGGAGAGACGGTTTATTATGAGATTGTTGGTTGGAGCACAGATACAAAGCCGATTATGAATCGCTGTGATAATCGTAAACTTGAAGATAAAGAGTTTGTAAAACAATATGGTAAAGAGACTGTGTTTTCTTATAATCAGCCAGAAGGCACAAGTGAAGTTTATGTTTATCGTATCACACACACCGATGCTGATGGTTGGGTTAAAGATTATACTTGGCAAGAAATTAGATCACGATGCAGAGAACTTGATGTAAAAACTGTCCCACTTCTTACAGTAATCGTATATGATGAAGATTCAGAAAAACTAATCAATCTTCTTGAAAATGAAAAAGGAACGGGGTATGCGCAAGGGGCATCAACACTGTGCGATAAGCACATTCGAGAGGGCGTTGTGGTTCGCATTAATTCCTCCAAATGGGAAGCGTGGAAGTTTAAGAGTTTTGAGTTTAAAGTTCTTGAAGATATAATCAAATTATCAGGTGCAAAAGATACGGAGGAAGAATCATAATGTTTAAACTTTTGTTTCCAAATGGTAAATTTTCAAATGGTAAAACTCCTGAACACTCAAAATATTATACTGATAAAGCAAATAATTATGTTAATAATGGAGTAATATTTTTTACTTCAGAATTTGGAAAAATATGGAAAAGAGAAAAAGAATTAAAAAGATATATTGAAACTTTAGAACATTATGATTATTCTTTACATCGTTTTATTTTAGATAAAGATAAGATCGAAGATTCTATTATTATTGAATATGAAATTGTAGAAAAGAAAAGATATACAGTAAAGGAGTTTATGGAGAAGAATAATGATTAGAAAATTTGAAATTATTTTGGATGTAGATAAGAAATTCTGTTCGGCAAATGTCGAAGAAGCATTAGATACTTATCTTGATAATGTTTATGATGGTACTTATATTGAAATATCCGAAATTAAAGAAACTACAAAAGGTAGTGAAAATTTAATTAGAACTATTGATTAAAATCAATTCTAATGCCCCAAACAATATTATTTGTTTCTAATAGAAGCAATGCATGAAAAATATGCACAAGTGTTCATAATTGATGTGATGTTTCTTTAAAATGCTCTTTTGATAATAAAAATAACATTTATAGGTGTAAAATATGGATTATAAAGAAATGGAAGATATGAAAAATGAAAAAGGTGAAATTCCTGACTTTTTTGAAATCGTTAAGAAAGATTTGGGAATAGAGAATAATCCAAAAGCAGATGTTCTTATGAGAATCGCGTGGGAACAGGGGCATGCGTATGGATATTATGAAGTATATTTATGTGCATGTGAATTAATGGAATTGATAACATGAAATGTAGTCAATGTGCTGAAAAAATCAGATGCAATACTACAAAGGAGAAGTGTATGTTTAAACCAGAACCAGAAGAAGATGAGAATGTAAAGAAGCACGATGAAGATAATGCAATTAAAAATAAATTTTGGTGATTTAAATGTATTGTAATTGGGTTCAAATTGAGGTTGATGAAAACACAATGCCGGATACTTGTCGCGATCATATCGCAGATGGTAAATGTATGCGCTGTGAAATGTCGCCACAGTTAGATTATGGAATGAAGCCTTCTGAACTATTGCGTAATATTCAGGTGTAATAATGGACTTTACTAAAAAAATTGAAGAAGTGAAGAAAGCAAAATCGTATCGTGGTAAGAAAGAACTTATTGCACATTTAGAAGGAAAAAATATCACACGTTCGCAGGCGATGGTTAGCAAATGTTTCGACTGTATGGGATATTTTGCTGATGGTATTGGAGATTGTAATTCTCCTGATTGTCCAATGTATAATTATCGTCCATATAAAACAAAAAGACAATTTGACAACGCAGAAAAACCAACCCGCGTGTTGACGGAAGAACATAAAAAAGCAATGCAAAAAGGCAGGAAAAAGAATGGCAATAAAAAAGTTTAAATTTAAATGCAAGGAAGAATGTTGTAATCTTCCTTGTATATTTGAAATAACTGAACACGAAAAATATTTAAAAATAGATCCAAGACGATTGCCACAGATATTGAAAAATCTCAAGAATGTGTGTCCTCAAAATAATAATATGACAAATGAATGGGAATATATAGGAACAAAATGACAACTATAACTATTCCAATTAATCTTATAAGTAATTTATTTTTATATTGGTGTGGATTTTGTTTTATATCATTTATAATATTATTAATATGTAGTATATTAGAATTAAATCCTTATGAAACACAACTCATGTATTATGTTAATAAATTTGAATGTAATGAGAGTTTAAAATTAACTATGTTTATAATAACATATTTGTGCAGTATATGTTTATTTGCTGGTTATTTATTATTAAAAATAATAGAATTTATAATATCATTAAATATATATATTGAATTTGTATAGGGATTATTATGACTTGTATTGCAATTTCATTAGAACTTTTAAATATAATATTGGTATGTTGGTGCTCAATATGTGGTATATTATTTACTGCATTAGTAATTTTGAGTCATTATGATAAATTTCCAAAAGTTGTTGAACGATTGGAGTCTTGGATTTTTGGAAATTTTCTTGGCTTTGCGGGATTTCTAATATTTTTCTTTAGCACTTCAATATTTTATGCATATATAATTAGTTGGTTGTTGATAATTATATCAAGCATATTACCATGTGTGGTGTTTGTATGAAATGTAAAGAATGTAATAATGACGCTGAAATAGTAAAAAATGACGATGGAACATATGAATATTGGTGCGATTGTGGTTATCATGATGTAATAGTGGAGGAATAAATTGTTGAAAAAAGAATGTACAATGTGTCATAAAATAAAAAATATTTCGTTATTTACTCCAAGTAAACGAGGTAAATATGGTAGACACTGTATTTGTAGAGAATGTCGAAATTTATACGCGAGAAAAAAATTTGCAGAACATCCAGAATTAAGAAGAAAATATAAAAAAACTTATGCTGATAAATATCCAATAAAAGAATGGTGCCGTGCTGCAATTGGTTCACATAAAAGAAAAGGATATATAGTAAAATTTGGAGTTAAAGAATTATTATCAATTGCAGAAAAAACTTCTTATTGTAAATATTGTAATAATAAACTTGATTATGATACTAAATATGGTAAAAGAAAAAATATTCCTAAAGAAAATAATCCCACAATCGATAGAATAAATGGAGAAAAAATTCTAACTGTTGATAATGTAGAAATTATTTGTTGGAAATGCAATACAACAAAACTTAATAGAACAGAGGAAGAATTTTATAAGTATAGTAAACAAATTTATAATAAGTTAAAAAATAAATATGAGGTGATTAAATGAAAGTGGGGTTGGTTGGCACCGCTTGTTGTGGAAAGAGCACACTTGTAGAAGAAATTAAGAAACGCGACATTTATAAAAATCATACAATTATAGAAGAGGTTGCGGGAAGAATCCCAAAGGCGGCACGAAATAATATTAATAGTCAGTTTAGTATTCTAAAAGAACAGATCAATGAAGAAAAGAAATATAATAATTTTATTTCTGATAGAACAGTAATTGATAATTATTATTATTTTATGTATTATTATAAAGATATAAAGTGTAAATTATCCTATAGTGGAATTTATAATAATTATCACGATGCTTTTAACTATCATCTTATTACAAAACCCTATGATTGTGTATTCTTCATTGATGAATATTTTATCCTTGAAGATAATGGTATTCGTGATTTGGACGAAGATATGCAGTCATGGATTTATACTGTTATGAAAGATGGTGTAATGACACTCTGCGATATATATAATATCCCATGTATTTATGTTACTGGTGATTTAAATAAACGAATAGAAAAAATTCAAGAATCGCTTGAATCTATCTATGATCAAAAACGACTACATGATTACAAAGGAGATGAGTAAGTTTTATAAACTTATAAAACAAATACTATGTATAAAGTAAAAGAACTTTGGAAGGAACTTTTGATGGAATGTGAAAATAATAATAAAGTTACTGAAATGCAGAATGATATATTTAATTTTTGCAAACAATATTCGGGAATACAGCCAGTAAATGAACTTTATAAAAAATATAAGAAGTGTAGCAAATCTTATTTCACAGATGTAATTGGAACACGATGGAGTGTATTTAAAGAAGATAATAAATTTTGGATTGATTTTGATACACCAGTTGGTATTGAAACATGGAAAACAATGGAACCTTTTTCGTAAATTTTTTTAAAGAATGGAAAGATGAAGATGCTTATGATCTTGGCTTCTTTGTAAAGCAGGGAATCCCTTATAATTCGGCGCAATATTATTTAAGGATCGAGACTTATAAAGGCACACTGTGTTGTGTTAAAGTTAAAAATAAAACTTATTATATGAAACGTCGTTGGTATGAGAATTTCAAAATATTTGAAAAATTGGATTATGTGAAGGTAATTTAAATGAGTAGAACTTTCCGAAGATCAAAGGAACATGGGAAGAAAGTTTCTGATAAAGATAATAACGAATTTTGGATTAAACACGATTCAACCGAAATTAGACACGATTTAAATCAAAGTAACAAAGCATCCGAAAAAAGTTATTTCAAAAAATATAGAGAAACGAAGTATAACCAACCGCCAAAAAGTAGAGGTGGAATGTGGTAATAAATTCTCCAAAAATAAATAAAATTTATTCTAATATTTATACTGAATTGAAACGAGCAATGACTATTCATCCAGAACCAATGCACAATGCACACGAAGGGTTTGCAGTTCTCCTTGAAGAAGTCGATGAATTGTGGGATGCGGTTAAAATGAAAGAATCTCCGGAGCGGAATACAAAGATTAATGAAGAAGCCGAGCATGTTGCTGTAATAGCTATAAGATTACTTTATGAAGTGGATGTAAAATGATAACAGCGGCAATTGTTTTGGGAGTGATTTTTTGTTTAATTGGACTTATTATCGGATTACTTGCAGTTATATTGATTGATGTATTATTTCATCATGATGATTTTAATATATGTTTTTATATAGCAATTCTGTTTGGCACAATAGGGGTTATTGGCGGTGCATTTTGCCAACCATATGAAATTTCGGAACCAATTCTTTCAATAGAAGATTCTGCTTTTACAAATGGGGGGTTTATTTTGGGTTCTGGTTCTATTGATGAAAAACCTGTATTTGTTTATTATGCTGGAACTAATGACGAATATTCTTTAAAATATGTTTATAGTAGATATACATCAATTAAAGAATGTAGTAATGTCACACCACATATCATTAAATATTATGATGATATGCGGAGTGTAGATAAAATAGAAATTTATGTTCCAAAAGGCACACGAATTAATACAGGTTATAAATTGGATGGTGTAAAATGAATGACAGCACAGCAGAAATTAAATGCAATGCGCCGTTTGAGAAAATTTAAAGAAATTAAAGAAAAATATCCTCAATTAAACGATATTTTTATTTATTTATACATTAAAAGTAGAAACCTTTAATATCTTTTAAAACAAATACTATATAGCGCGTGAATAGGGAAGATAGACAAACCCGATGCACTTAAGATGCATTCTCGTAGGAGTTCACAGGTGCAATGCCTGTTTCACGCATCAGGTTTAGACTTTAATGAATTTTCTAGATAAATTCTACCTAATCGGTAATGGATTACTGGTGTAATTTGGTTAGCACACCTGCATCAGCAGGGAGTACAGTTCAAATCTGTACCATTATTAAAAAAGTCATATATATGTATTTTGCGCGAGTAGCATATATAGTAGTGCATTCTGCTTATAACGGAAAGAATTAAGGTGCAAGTCCTTTCTCGCGTATTTCTCGTTGCGAGTCTGTAGTAATATCCGCAGGAGATAATAGTGTATTATTATCAACAATATATTGCCTATGCACAGGTAATATATGCGAGAATCATATATTGTCATTGGAGCAGTAATGGAACTGCGCCTGCCTTGTAAGCAGGAGTTAATGGGTTCAATCCCCATCAATGACTTCCCGTTAGCGTGGCTACGTAAGTCTTATATTCATATAGCGCGTATGAAATAAGAGCGGGTTATATATTCGCTATTGTTAGATTAGACGTTTGTTATACTTGCGAGAGTGTTTGTCTATTCTCTCCATCTGACGATAGTTGTGGTGCTTACATTAATCGAGGTAAGTTAAATGGGATACGTTGAACTTCCATCAGCCACTTATGTAAATAAGAAAAATTAACAGTGGAGATTTCCATACGTGGTTTTCAAATAATAATCTCCCAACTATTGGTGTAAAAATGTCTGTAAATGAGTATATTGATAAGTTAGTTTCAACTGGAATGGAACGTGAAAAAGCACAGCAGAAAGTAAATGGTATTATTGCTAAAATTACGGAAAAGAAAGGAAATGTTTCAGATTCCGAAATTGAAGGACTCATTTCTGCTGCTTTAAATAAAATTACCGCACGAAAGGGAGAACGTTATAAAGGTATTTGTGTGGGATTTGTAGAAAAACGCGATTTAAATAAATCATATGGAGACGACACACTCGCATATTTCAATAACGAAAAGACCAAATCCCGTGTAATTGTTACAGAACAGAATCCCGATGGATATAAAGACGAGAAAGGAAACATTTATGGAGTTTCAATCAATCCAGATGGGGTAGCAACTCCTCTTGATATGAGGGAATTTCTGGACGTAAATAAGAAGTTTCCAAATCGTGGATTCAAGAAAGGACTTAAACCGCGTTTTCAGCGCACTGCATATTTCCTCATTGAAGATAAAATTGTAGTTGCGCGAGGTAATATTGATCCAATCGCTGGCGCAGAATATTATATTTATGGAAAGAAAAATGAGTATAAAGGAACCACATATTTAAATATTGGTTCTTCTGGTATTCAGAAAACAGCATCAATTACAAATTCTGAACTTTGGGATGCAATTTATAAGTTTGCAGAAAAATCTGACTTTGCAATTCCTCTTGAAGATGCAGGAAAAATTGCACCATATGATGTAAAACTTATTAATGGTTATATTAAAAATATGGGAATTTCATCTAATGGAAAGCGTTGGGTTGTATTTGAAAATGACGAATGCCCGAAAGGACAGTTTGGATTTGCGGCTAATGATGATGCTGATGCAAGTCTTGAATTAACGCAGGTTGGCAATGAAGTATTCGCGCTTGTGCAGGGTATGAAACCCGACCCTACAAGAGATTCAAAAGCAGTTCGTGTGCTTTCAGTAATTAATAATCCTGCAAGTTCAGCCAATGCAGAACTTATTAATGATCTTGAAGTATATATTGAAGGAGATTAATAATTTTTGGTGAATTATAGATATTGATGAAGCATTTGATATTCTTGAAAAAGTTAAAAACAATCAATATAAAATTGGTAGAGAACTTGTATTAAAATTGGTGAATGACAATGGCATTAACGAAAAAGATTGATGAATTACCACCACTGAATGTTTCAGAAACAGGAAAAATGACTATCCACAAAGCACAGCGCAAACAGGCTAAAATGCGTTTGGGTATTTGTGGAACATCTGGGACAGGAAAAACATATGGTGCACTTCTTGTTGCTAGAGGACTCGGAGAAAAAATTTTATTAGTAGATACAGAAAGTGGTTCTGGTGATCTTTATGCGGGAGTTGTAGAATATGATGTTCTTCCATTAGAAGCACCTTATACTATTGAAAAATATATTCAAGCAATAGAAATGGGTGAACAGAGCGGATATGATGTAATTATTCTTGATAGTATTTCCCATGCATGGGCTGGAAGTGGTGGATTACTCGAACGTCAAAATCAAGAAACCGCACGTTCTGGTAATAGTTATCAAAGTTGGGCAAAAATAACCCCCCTTCACACGAAATTTGTGGATAAAATGCTTGCTACAAAATGTCATTTGATTGCAACAATGCGTTCAAAACCCGAATACGCAATTGATAAAGATGCAACGGGAAGAACTATAATTCGTAAATTAGGTTTAGCCCCAATTCAGCGCGAAGGACTTGACCACGAAATGACAATTGTATTTGATATAGACTCTGAACATAATGCATATCCATCAAAAGATAGGACTGGACTTTTTGATGGTAAGTCAGTTAAATTATCAGAAGATGTGGGAAAAACTATTAAAAAGTGGTTAGATGGAAGTTAAATTTTGTTCTGGTGAATTTTGTGATTATAGGTTAATTATTCCAAAATGTGCCATAATTGAACAATCTGAAGGAAAATTGCTTTGGTTAGATCAACGAATTAATAAATTAGAATCCAAAATTGAAAAATTAGAAAATAGTTCGCATAAACATTGGTATAAGTGATAAAATGACAGTTTACATATGGGAATCAATCACATGGAAATATATTCATGGCTCACCGACAATTTTAATATTTGCACGGGAACAGGATACAAAGAAACTTCGCACTATAACAATTCGTGGTTTTAAGCCCCATATGTATATTGAAGATAAAAGAGGCACGGAATTAAATTGCTTTGGTGTGCCAATATCGCGCATTGATTGTTTAAATCCAATAGATTTGCAAAAGAAACGCGAACAATATAAAGCACAGAACATTGCCACCTTTGATTCAGATATAGCATATGAAATGCAATATCTATTAGATAATAAAATAACATATGCATTTAATGAGAAAATGCAACCAGTAGAAATCACAACCCCATTAATGCCCCGTGTGTGTTATTTTGATATTGAAGTTAATATTCCTGTGGGAGAACAAATCGATGAAGAAAAAAATAAATATCCAATTGTTGCAATATCCACACTTGATTCTTATAATGGAGAAGGCAAAGTATTTACTATTGGCGATAAAAAGGTTCATAATAAACAAGTGCCTTGCCATGATGAGCAGGGACTAATAACAGAATTTTTTAAATATATTAAAGAGTCCAATCCTGATATTATTGCTGGCTGGAATAGTATTGATTTTGATATGCCATATATTTTAGGGAGGGCGCGGATTTATAATATATCTACAAAACCACTATCACGCACAGATATGGAGATCGAGAAACCCGATAGATTATCAGGGCGTGTGCATATGGATATGATGGTTTATTTCAAAGATTGGAGTAAACCGCTTGGTCAATTTCCAAGTTATGGTTTAAAATATATTTCAAAACATTTTGCGGGATTTGAATACGAAGCCTTTGGTGCAAAGATTCAAACTTTAATTGCTAATAATGATTGGAATACATTAGTTGAATATAACTTTAATGATGTTCTTGCGCTCCAAAAAATTGATGTTAAAGCAAATTTAGTTGGGTATCACGAAAATCTTCGCAGATTGTGTGGAATTAAATTTGAAAGCACAATTAAAAGAACACATATTGTTGAAACTCTTTTAATGCGGCATGGAATTAAACCAATGCCACATAGAAAGAAACATAATGCAAAAGGAATCGAAGGCGGTTATGTAAAACAACCAACAATGGGTATAAAAAATAACGTAGCAACTTTAGATGCTAAATCTCTTTATCCTTCTATTATTATTGCTAAAAACATCAGTCCCGACGTAGATTTCATGATTCCGAAAGTAATTACGTTTATTTTAAATGAACGAGAAAAATATCGTAAATTAAAATTAGAAGGTAAAGCAACAGAAATAGATAAAATTACAGAACAATCTTTAAAATTTATAGCAAATGCTCATTATGGTGTGATCGCCAGTCCATATTTTAAACTATTTGATGAAAATTGTGCAGCAGAAATTACCCAAACCGGACGTGAAATAGTTAAAGGTATGAGTAAATTTATTGAAGAGAAAGGATATAAAGTTTGCTATAACGACACAGATAGTACATTTATAGAAAATATTAATTCCGTTGAAGAAGCAAAACAATTAGAATCTGATGTAAATAATTATTTAAAACAATGGGCTAAAGGTTATAATATTAAAGATGAATTCGCGCCAATAGTCAAATTTGAAAAATATTACAAAAGATTATTTTTCAAAAAGCGAACATCTGGTGAAGAAGCAGCACGTAAGAAATATGCAGGTCGATTAATTTGGAAAGATGGTAAAGATGTAGAAGATATTGATTATACAGGAATTGAGATTAAACGTTCTGATACTGCACCATATACAAAAGAAATAATGGAAGATTTCTTTAAAGAACTTCTTATAAACGGAGATGAACAAAAAGCAATCAATGTTGTTAAGAAAGCATATAAAGATTTATCTTCTGGAAATATTAAAGCACATCAGATAGCAATTCCTAAAGCAATTCATTCTTTTGGTGTGGAGTCAGCACATATTAAAGGCACCCGTAATGGTGCTGAATTATTAGGAATAAGATTTGATTTGTCAAAGAAACCAAAATTATTATATTGTGTCTCTCCTTATAAAGAAATATGTATTGAGGATGATACACCAGAAGAATTAATTAAAGAAAAAATAACTATTGATTACTTTAAAATGGCAGATAGGCTGATTACACAGAAAATGAAAAGTCTTATTGAAAGTCTTGGCTATTCATGGGATTGTGTTATTTGTGGACAAACAACATTTGGAGACGATTTATGGAATTAGAAATATTTAAAAATTTAACAAGTTTTGTGGTAGAACAGCACGGAGATTCATTCGTGTGTGAATTGGAAAATGAATCAGGAGCAATTAAAACCTATGAAGCAGAAAATATTTCTGGCAGTATCTATTGTAATGATAACCTTCTTGGTGGTTTTGACGATCCTGTTGCTTTTGAAATTTATGTAGGGACACAGATCAATTCAATTACTGTTGATAGAGCAGATAAAGATGGTAGTATTTATTTCGAGATTTATATTGGTGTAAAAAATGTATGAAGTTTATGCAGATTCTATTGCACGGGCACACAGTGAAGCAGTTGCGCGTGTGATTGAGTTTGGAGAAAAAGTTATTACTGAAAATGGTAAAGAAACACTTGAACTCCAGTCGCCACTTGCAATAACTGTTACACACCCAAATATTGCACCATTCAGACACAATGAATATAAATATTCACAACGTATGTTGGATGAATATGTGCCTGAAATTACAACAGAATTTAATAAAGGATTTTCTTATACTTATGGAGAACGACTACATAAATATAATGGGAGTCTTGATCAGATAGCAATAATTATAGATAAATTACAAAGGGCACCAAATAGTCGTCGTGCAATCGCTATTACATGGACGCCATTTGTTGATGCATTCAGCGATGAACCACCCTGCCTTCAGAATGTTCAATTTATTAATCGTTTTGGAGAATTAAATATGATTGCTATGTTTAGAAGCAATGATATTTGTCAGGCTTGGGGAGCAAATGCATATGGACTAATGAGGTTACAAGAACATGTAGCAGAATTAATTAAAGTTAAAATTGGAACATTGACAACAATCTCGAATTGTGCTCATGTCTATGAATCTGATTTACAGGATGCAAAGAGGATTGCTTATTTATGAAATCTGCACCATTTACCGATGAAGAAATTAAACATATAAATGAATATCAGTGTGCAGCATATATGCATCCCTTGACATGTACCTGTGGAAATCATATTAGATTAATAGCAACAAAAGATGGTTTGATTTGTTCAAACTGTGGTAGATTACAGACATGGGTTCATGAATGGATTGCTAATGGGAGTTGGAAAATTTAGACTCTTATTTATAAAACAATGGCTTGTCCGTTGAACAGGGAATATTAAATATTTCCATTTTGTAAATAAGGAGTTTGTGAAGAATTGCGTCTCTCTAAATCAATGGTCACTTCGTTTTGCTTTTGTCCCAATAAATTCTATATGTCTTATATTAAGAAAGTAAGACTTCCACCAACACGGGCAATGACAAGTGGCACAAAAATGCACAGTTTGTTTGAAAAGTTCTTTGATAAATATGAAACTGAAGAACCAAAAGATTGGTTAAATTTATTTCCAATTGAGTCGCTTGATAAAGATGAACAAGAACAATGTAAGTATTTTGTAGAGCAGGAGCGATTTAGATATGATGATTTAGTAAAGAAAAATCGCGTAGATGAATTTATACCACTTGCACGGGAAATTAGAATTGATTCCGATGCTCTGGATTTAAAGGGCTATATTGATCGTGTTGACATTAAAGAAAAAGGAAAAGAAGTCACACTGGTTGAATATAAAACAGGCAATGTGGTTAATCTGTCAAGTATCCGCAGCGAACTCTCATTTTATAGATTGCTTTGGGATGAAAAATATGGCGACAAAGGAAAAACAACACAGTTTTTGCTGATTAATCCTAGACGCGGCGTCTATCAGTATATGAAATCATATAACAAATCTCTTAAGGCAATGGAAAATAAAATTGAGAAACTTCGTTGTGCAATAGAAAATAACGACTTTCCAAAAATGCCATTTGATAAGAAATGTGCAGTTTGTGGAATGTGTAGATATGTGGAGGAAAATAATGTCGGTGTATGAATATGAAATTTGGGTAGATAATTGTCCGCGTGGTAAAAATAATCTCATCTCAATTTTTGTAAACAATAAAGAATATCTTTATGAGAAACCAGATGAGAATTTCGAGATTTATCTTAATAATGGTGTCGTGATTCGCTGCTTTGATAATCGTTTTGGTATTGTTGATGCAGCAGGAAAGAACGTTCGTGTCTTTTGGGATGGCGACATAGAACATGTGACATTTAAGTCATACGTTGAATTTCAATGGGTAGTTATTATTCCAATTGAAATTAAAGATAATACAATTGCATGTATTGAAAATGAATAAATATACATATTTTTCAAACACATGCTCTAAAGATAACAAATTGTTTACAATGGAGGATTAGAATTGATGTTAATAGATAAGGTTCCACAAGAATTGCAGAAATATGCACAGTGGGTTATGTGGAGATATGAAAAAGTAAATAATAAATGGACAAAGATTCCCTTTACAACTAAAGGAACATTTGCAAGCACAACAAATCCCACTACTTGGACTACAATTACAGAAGCAATAAAAATGCTAAATGAAAGTAATTATTTTGATGGCATTGGATTTGTATTCACTGATGGAGATCCATTTATTGGTGTAGATTGGGACAATGTGATTGTTGATGGTATATTAGATTATCAGGTTCATAAGGAAGTTTTGGGCTTTGAATCTTATGCCGAATATTCGCCTTCGGGTAATGGAATCCATTGTATTTGTAAGGGCAAAATTCCCAAAGGCTCACCATGCCGAAAAGGAAATAAAGAAATTTATTCGCGTGGTAGATTCTTTACTTTTACAGGAAAACATCTGCCATTAACACCATTGAATATTTGCGAAGCCCCTGAAGGAACAATTGAAAGTTTTCTGAAGTCTTTAGAAGTTAAAAAGACACCAGTTAAGACTCTCACTTTTGAGACAAAGGAAACCAATGTTGATAAGATGAAGGATATTATTGCACGGTGTCGTATTAGCAAATATAAAGAATTATTTAATAAACTTATTGAAGGAGATATTTCAAATTTTACATCTCACAGTGAAGCGGACTTTACATTTTGTTATATTCTTGCACGACATACAAACAATGCACATGAAATTGATTTGATTTTCCGTGCATCTAAATTATATCGTTCAAAATGGGAAACCTCATATTATAGAAATAGGACTATTAATATGGCGATGACACATGCACTTGTGGCAGATATTGAAGAGTTGGTAGAAGAATGAAACCAGTTTGTCCTGAATATGATGAAACATTTGATGATGAAGATGATTATCCAATGTGTAATTTAGGACACTCACACGAAACCTGCCCTTATAAAGATACATATTGTTGCGAAATTATTGGATGGTAAAAAATATGATTATACAAGGTGATTGTTTAGAAGTAATGGGAAGAATGGAAGATAAGAGCGTGGATATGGTATTAACTGATTTGCCTTATGGTACAACACATAATTCATGGGATGAAATAATTCCATTAAACAAATTATGGGATCAATATAAAAGAATAGCAAAAGATAACGCTGCGTTTGTATTTACCTCTTCACAACCATTTACTTCTTTGTTGGGATCTTCTAACATCGAGTGGTTAAAATATGAATATATTTGGGTTAAGGATAATGCAACGGGATATCTTACGGCACATAAGATACCTATGAAAATACATGAAAGTATATTAGTGTTTTATAAAAAGTTTCCAACTTATAATCCACAGGGGTTGGTTCCTTTCAACAAAGTAGTTAGACGAGGGGGGCATGGTTCAAATTATGGAAATTCTGCTGGGTTGGAAAACATGCAGGCGTTTACCAATTATCCCAGATCAATTTTGTGTTTTTCCTATGACAAAAACAAAGTTCATCCTACACAGAAACCGGTGGCATTGTTTGAATATTTAATTAAAACATATACCAATGAGGGAGACATTGTATTAGATAATTGTTTGGGATCTGGTACAACAGCAGTTGCTTGTAAGAACTTAAATCGTATCTGCATTGGTATTGAGAAAGAAGAAAAGTATATTGAATTGGCAAAGAAAAGAGTGGGTGAAGAATGAAACGAAATAAAGATATTGAAAATATTATTAATGATCCATATTTGAAAATTATTCCTGTTGCTGCTAATCATATTATTTTAGTAAATAGTAATAATAATTATATAGATATTACATCTGATCTTTCCAATGGTGGAAAATTTTATATAGTTACAAAGCATAATGATTATGTTATTGATGAAAATGGAATTCTCGGTCGTAATATTCGTTTAGGACAGCATCATGAATAATATTTTTATATCATCTAAATCTGCCGACTGGACGACTCCGAATTGGTTATATAAACAATTAGATGATGAATTTCATTTTGAATTGGATGCTGCTTGTACAAATGAAAATTGTAAATGTCCTGATGGTTTGATTTATTATAGCGAAGAAGATAATGCTTTGACTATTAATTGGTGGAATGTTAAAGCAAAAGGAAATGGAACGTGTAAATCAATTTTTTGTAATCCTCCATATAATAATTTGGAAAAATGGATTATAAAAGGATTTGAGGCATATATACAAGGATGCACAGTTGTATTTTTACTTCCATGCACAAAATCAGATCAAGAATGGTGGCATACTTATGTAGTTTCTCATGCCGAAATAAGATATATTAAAGGACGTTTAAAATTTGGCGGTTGTAAAAATGCAGCACCATTTCCAAGTGTTGTTGTGATATTTGGAAATAAAACGGTGCCACGTAGAGGAATAGGCGCAAGTTATGATAACAAATAGGAGTTGGTATTAATGAAAGAACTTATTAAAGAAGAAGAAGTATCATATACAAAGAAATCATATAAAATCACTTGTGATATTTGTAAAAAGGAAATTCACAATGCAAGAGAATTTTGTGGAGAAGTGACAGAAGAATTTGATCAGGATGATAATTGTTCTACAACATTATGCGTGGAAGAATCACATAACGATATTGATGATTTTCATTTTGTAAATAAGTCATATCATGTGTGTCGAAACTGTTTTGAAACGGTTATTCTTCCATTCATGAAAGAAAAGACAGGAATCGAACCACATATTATTACAGAAAAGGACGATGATGAATAATGCCACACGATTATTGGATTAATGAACATAGACATTATTATTGGTTCGATGATGAGAAAAAATCAAAAGAATTTTATGATGTGGATGTTAAAATTAATAATTTAACCAAAGAAGAAAAAGAAAAATTGATTCAATTTGTTCGTGATTTGGGGAATGGTAATGTCCAGTGAGTATGTTGATAAAATTCTTAAAGAACGTTATTGTGTAGATGGGGAAAACGATTGGGATGGGATTTGTCATCGTGTGGCAAAATATATTGCAAATAGTCCAGAACAAGAAAAAGAATTTTATAATTTAATGGTTAATAAGGATTTTCTACCCAATTCGCCCACTTTGATGAATGCAGGTACAGATAATCCTATGCTCTCTGCTTGTTTTTATTTGGATGTAGAAGATTCAATTGATAGTATTTTTGATGCAAATAAAAATGCAGCAAAGATATTCGCGCGAGGGGGTGGAGTTGGTTTCAACTTTAGTAAACTTCGACCAAAAGGAAGCAAAGTAGGAAATCGCAAAGGTGTATCTTCTGGTGTAGTTTCCTTCATGGAAGTATTTAACACAATGACCGATGTTGTAAAACAAGGTGGGCTTCGGCGTGGAGCCATGATGGGATGTTTAGATATTACACATCCAGAAATTAAAGATTTTATTGTATGTAAAAACAAAGAAGGAGAACTCTCGAATTTCAATATTTCTGTAAAACTTACAGATGAATTTATGAAAAATCCAGATCCAGAAATCATGGATTTAATTATTGATGGTATTTGGAAGAATGGAGAACCGGGTATTTTATTTAAGGACACAATTGAAAAAGACAATCCTGCTCCAGAGAACGGCGAGTTGAACACAAATCCGTAAAACTCCGTGCGGATTTAAAATCGCGTAAATTGCTGGAACACCCTAAAGTATTTCTAACTACAACGCAATCAGAAATGATAAACGTGAATGTTTTAAAAATAGAAATAATTGGGCAATCAGCAGCCAAGCATCCCAATGAGATGAAGGTTCAGAGACTATAGACGCGACATTGATGATATAGTCCGATCTCATATGAAAGTATGAGAGTGCGACAGAAATGATCGCACCTGCAACGAAGCATTGTTGCTGTAACAAAATGCCTCACTACAAGGCGGAGAGGCCCTCTTAACATCCGGCGAAAGTTGTAACTTGGGTAGTATCAACCTTTCAAATCATATAAAAGATGGTAAAATTGACTATATTAAATTAAAACACACGATTGAATGTGCGATTGTGTTTCTTAATAATGTAATTGATAAAAATAAATATCCACTGCCCGAAATTGCAGAAGCATCCAAACGCACACGAAAGATTGGATTGGGTATTATGGGATTCCATGATGCATTAATCAAAATGGGAATTCCATATAATAGTCAAAATGCATTAGATCAAGCACAACAGATAATGATGTTTATTGCTGAACATTCTTATAGAGTGTCAAGAGAACTTGGTAAAAATCCAAATATTATTCATAATCGAATGAATGCTTCTCTTAATTCTATAGCACCGACTGGCACGATTAGTCTTATTGCGGGGGTTTCTTCTGGTATCGAACCTGTATTTAATTGGGTTTATACACGTCATGATACATTGGGAGATCATTATATTGTGCATCCGTTATTTGATGCTGCACTGCGAAAAGAACTTGAATCCAGAAATCTTCGTCCAGAAGGACAATTTCAAAAAGCATATGATTCTGTAATTAAACATTGTCATGAAAAAGGCACAATTCAGGATTTAGAAAATTTACCAAGAACATTTAGAATACTCTTTGAAAATGCAATGGATATTTCACCACATCAGCACGTTTATATGCAGGCAGCATTTCAGAGATTTGTAGATATGTCTATTAGTAAAACAATCAATCTCCCGAATCATGCCACTAAAGAACAAATTAAAACTATAATTGAACTTGCATGGCAACAGGGCTGCAAAGGACTTACAATTTATAGGAATGGCAGTAGAGAAAATGAAGTTCTGGCATTAAAGAAACCCGAACCAGTTAAAATTTCTGAATGTTTTAAAGATATTCCAGAAAAGCGACCAAGAACGCTCAAATGTTCCGAGCGTGTAAAGGTTAAAACAGGTTGTGGTAATCTTTATATTGTTATGGGATTTAAAGATAATAAACCGTATGAAATTTGTATTCAAAATACAGATGGTGGTTGTGACTCTTTATTAAAAGCATTGTCTAATCACATTTGTTTAGAAATGCGACATGGAGTTCCTATAAGTGAGATTGTAAAAACATGTCGTGAAATAACATGTAGTAATGCTTATCATCAATTTAAACTTGGAAAATGTGATGGTAAGTCTTGTGCAGATATTATTGGAAGAAGTATTGAGGAGATGATTATCACTGATAACTCTCCGATATTATCGCAAAACAACGATATATCTATTGAAACACACGGGACAATAGATGAACATGGAAATATAAAATTTGAATTATGTCCAGAATGTGGAATGAACATTGTTAAAGAATCGGGCTGTAAGGTGTGTAAATCGTGTGGTTGGAGTAAATGTAATTAAGGAGAAAGAGATGTGAGTAAATTAAAATATTATATAATTTTATATTCATTATTAATGTGTGTTGGAATTACAATACATTATTTTATAATTTGGATATTAGCATTTTTAAACAATGGTTCTGTCGTGGTTACTAATAATGATTATGGAGAAATGTATCCAGAACTTGCATTTTGGATTATATTATTACCGTGTATTTTTTATGGAACCTATAATATATCAATAATGATTTTAAAGGAGATGTTTCGTGGATAGAGCCAAATATGCAAAACAGAAAAGACAAGAATTGAAAGATTATATAGAACAATATAAAATAGATCATTCATGTATTCGATGTGGATGTAATGATCCCCGATGTCTGGAATTTCATCATAAAAATCCAGAAGAAAAGAAATTTTCAATATTTCATGCCGTTCACAATAGGTATTCAATTAAAAGCGTTTCAGAAGAAATAAAGAAAACCGTTGTGGTTTGTGCAAATTGTCACAGAATTATACATTATGAATGGGCTGAAGAAAATAAACATGATGAAAGGTGGGGTTAATGGCAAAGAAAACACAGGACTTTGAAGTATTTATTTTTACACAAAATAATATTCCCATTTATGCAATTGAGATTAAAGCATCAAAATCTAAAGTTAAGAATATGGTTGATGAATTTAAATATAAATATGATCTAAAGAAGTTAACTGTAGAACATATGGAATATTTTATTAATTATATTAAAACACAAGGCATTGATGTAATCGAATCTCGAAACAATATTGAGTGGGTATAATGCTTGCAATAACTATTGATAACAGAGAACCACAAGAGATCATAACATATTTAAAACGCAGACATAAAGGAAAGATTGAATTCTCAACAGCACAACTCGAAACCGGCGACTTTGTTTCAGAGCACTGTATTGTTGAGCGAAAGAAGATTGCTGATTTATATTCTTCTATAATGGATGGACGTTTTAAAAATCAATGCTGTAAAATGTCTATGCTTACAGATAAACACATCATCATTGTTGTGCATGGAAATTTGGACGAGTATATTAAAGAAATGCGTTTTAAAAGAAAGATGAATTTAAACAAGAAACTTGTAACTTCCGCATTAGGAGAAGCACAGTGTCAATATAATATGATGATAATTTGGGTAGAAGATGAACACTGTATGCTTGACACAATGATTTCTGAAATAGAATCAATTGAAGAAGGAAACTGGCAACGTCCTGCACGATGTAAACCAGAACAATTATGGGCGCGATTGTTGGGAATTAATATCAAGCAATTAAATGAATTACAAACTGTATGCAAGACAAAAAGTCCGATTGGAATTGCAAAATGTTCTAAAACAACATTAATGTCAGTAAAAGGAATTGGAGAAGTTAAAGCAAAATATATATTAGGAGTTTTGAATGGAAAATAAAATTATTGGTGGTGGAACACTAAAAGGAAAAGAAGTAATTATTTTTAAAAATATGAATACTAATGAAATCAAGGTCTGCAATAAAGAGGAATACAATAATGACGATTTATACTGATGCAATGGACGAGTTAGCAGAACGCGGGGTTTATAAAAGAGAAATCTATGCTCCTTTTTATATTGCTTCATTTGCTTTACATAATTTTAATTTAAATAATCAGAAGCGTAAGTTTCACTATGTAAGTAAATCATTGCCAAATAACAGATTGCATATATTATTTTGTAGTCCAGCAGGTTATATGAAGTCTTATTTTCTGCGACAAATGGCAGGAGACGATTATGCAATTTTTCGTGGTTCAGGTACAAAAATTGGCTATGAACAGGAAATGACGAGTCCCGCATTCACTGGAACTGCCTCTACAAATAATGGCACAAAAACCCGATATGTTGGTGCTGCTGAAGAATACAGTGATGGTTTAATGCTTATCGATGAATTTAAGGGTTTGACAGATGCATTGGGGAGTCAGGGAAATGGACAGATGGAGAGTCAGTTACTTGCTGCACTTGATTCCGGTCAGATTGTGAAACGTTTGAGCAATGAACGCATCGAATATAAAACTAAATTAACACTTTGGACAGGCATTCAGCCAACTGTACTCAATATCAGTAGTGGACTTGGGCGCAGACTTAATTATATGTTATTTATTCCTACACGAAAAGACAATGAAATGCTTCTTGATATTCAGCGTTCACAGCAAGGAATGAAACCAGATGAACTTGCAATGAAAAAACTCTGGAATCGTCAGAATAGTTGGATTGGGGAATTAAATAAAATAGAAAAAATTACATTTTCTCCTGAAATTTGGGATGAATATAAAAAAGCAAAAATTTATTCTTATGAAACAACGTTTTATAATAATCTTTTACTCGGAATGACTCTTGCACAGAATGATATTGAGCGCGAAATTTATGTTGAACTAAAAGATCCTAACACAAAAGCAGTTTTTGAACATGAAAAGGAATGGAGAAAGAAGATCAATCAGGGTGTAACATATGTGCAGATGATGAGTATTTTGCATAACATGGGTGGTTCTGTTGAACTTGCGACATTATATGATGAATGCACAATGATTGGATTAAATATTGCACAGGTAACCGATTTGATTACTGATATGATTCGCTATGGGCTTATTCAGAAACGCGGAAATAAGATTGAGGTTTATAAGAAATGAATTATAAAATAATATCTGGAGGACAGACGGGTGCAGATCAAGGTGGTTTAAAAGGAGCAAAGGAATCTGGTTTTGAAACGGGTGGATGGGCACCATATAAATTTTTAACAGAAATTGGATACAACAAAGATTTAAAATTAATATATAATTTAAAAGATTCTTATAAAGGTTATAAAGATAGAACATATATGAATGTTAGAGATTCTGATATAACACTTTGGTTTGGAAATACAGATTCTAGTGGGTATTATGCAACAAAAAAAGCTTGTTTAAAAAATAAAAAACAAATCATTGTTATAAAAGAACATATGCCATGTGATATTGCACGTATTTTGAAAAAAAATAAATCGTATATAATAAATATAGCTGGAAACAGAGAATCCCATAATGCGGGAATTCAAGAACGTGTAAGAATATTTATTAAAGAATTGTGTCGTGAATTAATATGATTCGGAAGATAACAACTAATGTAAATGATGATTTATTTAAAGAAGCAAAACGTCGGAAGATGGTAATTTCTGATATTTTAAATTCTGCTTTAAATGAAAGATTATATGGAGATGTTATTGATACTACATTATTATATAAACTCAAAAAAGAACGTTCCGAATTAATGAATAAATATTCGAGTTTAACTATTAAAGAGCAAGAAATTCAACGTAAAAAAGAAAGGCTACAATTAGAGATAGACGCACTGTCAAAAGAGATTGGGGCTATGAGCCGCGAGGAGACAGAGCGCGAACAGAGCGAAACAGCGACATTACTGCTTCGTGTTATTAATGAAATAATTCTTGATAATAATTATAATATAACTATTATTGAGAAAATAGCAGAGCAGCAGATTGCTGAAATTAAAAAAGTCATGCCTCAATTTGATCTTGCTAAACAAATTGAAGTTATAAAGAAATATAATGATTAATAATATTTTAAAAACAACGATACTAATATTGGCACAATTGTAGATATAAAAATAGACACCATATATATTTTAGTTTCTATTTGTGTTATTGAATTGCGATTATCCTGTTGCTTTTCACGCAATGCTTCTAAATTATTATCAAGACGCTCAAGTTCCTTTAATACGAGATTTCTGTATTCTATCCAATCGTCCGTCTTTGTGTCAGAGCGTTCCATAAGCACACCTATGCAATTGCATGAGAAGAAACTTCAATAAATTCTTCTCTTAATCTTCGACATTCATCTTCCTTCTGTGATAATCTTTCATGAATTTCCTTTATTTTATTTAAATAAGAGTTGGGATTATATTCACACATAATATCACATCCAAGTTGGATCTATAATATATAACCAAAGCACATCATCACTTGGCACAGAAAGAAGTTTTCCACCAGAAAAAGTTATTAAATATCTATATTTAAACATTCCCGCTGATGAGACTTGTTCAGAAGTAAAATTAAAAATTACTTTTCCATTTTCAGCATCTGTTATTACAGCAGCAGCATTTATTTTATCAGTTGTGCCATCATCCTCACGCATAATTAAATAAACACTTATAGCCGTTCTTAAATCAATAGGAGTCCCATCGCTCCATTTCAATTGATATTCGAGCGGTTGAGTATCTCCTTTTATTCGTCTATCACTCATAATCGTTCACCACCTAAAAATAATTTAGTTGCTCTTTTTACAACAATTGCTGCTGTAGTTTTAGCCGTATGAATTACTGGACGCAACCAATTTAACGATGTAGTAATTATCATACTTTCAGACAAATAACGCTTTGTTGATTTATATACAGTTCCAACAATCGAAGTCGGTTGTAATATATTTCTCGTTAATGTTACTTTTCCTTTTAAGAACACTATAGATATATTTTCAACTATATATTTATATATATATCTACCATAAACACATGTCGCTGTGATATTTTCCATTAATTCTTTAAAGAATCGTTTTGATACAGAACATGAAATCCCAATTGATTCTGTAAGATAAACATAAATATTAATAGTTGTGCTAAATATTGTATTAATATAAACAGATTGGACAATTGTTCTTGTTATTGTTTTAATTATGGAATTTGCAATTGATATAGTTTCATATAATGGTCTGTTTAGTGTTTTTGGTAAATAATCTGTTATTAATAGAGACAGTGTGTCCATTTTTCGTGTAAGTGACTTATTAACAGTATCAGATACATTTAAAATGCTATTTTGGATTATAATTATTGTTCTATTACCCATTGCACAGGCGACAGAAACAGATTCTGTGAAGTTTTTAATTGTTGCTTTAAAGAACGTTGCTGATGCCGCGATTGTATAAGTCTCTATATCAAAGTATCTCTTTATAGAATTATAACAGTGATCTGCCACATTAACGCTCTGTGTTATATATCGCGTTAGTGTTGATTTAATAGCATAATGTGTTAATGTAACAGTTTCTATTAATAATTTAACTGGACTGGAAATATATGACGTGACTAAAAATAATGCTTCTGCCATATATTTTTTAATAGTATTTGCAGTAGAAGTTGTCAACGAAATTGTTTCATTATAATATTGAGTGATATATGAACTTAACAGAAATCGTCCTTTCGATGAGTGATGATTAGATTTTATATCGCCAGTTTCACTCAAATTGTTAATAAAATATAATCTGCCAGTCTCATCAAGAACCATTTAAATCACCTTATAATATATTACTAATTATATTTAATATAGTGTCCGCATTAAGCACAAGTTCTGTTCCTGCTGAACCGGCAAACATAAATATTAATGCATTACGAGCAACATAACCCAATTCCTGTCCACCCTCATAATATTGAATTTCATCATCCCACATTGAAGGACAAGAAGTAAATTTATCCCGAAGTTTTGTATTAAATCCACTATAAAATCCACGACAGAAAATATGCCATTCACGATATGTTGAGCAAAATCCCGTTGGATCTTTTGTAAATTTACCAATAAAAGTTCCTATAAACATTCCTTCTGCACGTTCTTCTGGCGTATCATAAGGATCTTCTGGATTATATTGAATGGGTGAGTTTTCTATAATTGTTGCTGATACAGTTTCCTGTTCAGTATTTAAATCACCAACTTTAATAGAAGTCATTTTATACCTTCTTCGGAAGTTTCCGCATCTGTTCGATTAATTCAGCCACTTCGCCATAAGGCTGCGTGGTTAAATATTCAATAATATTATTAGCCAACTCCTGACTAATAACATATTCGTCTGCCATAATTTTACTCCAAGTTAATTACAAAATTTGCTTCTGAAATTGCCTGTGCAGGTTTCCAATCCACAAGACCTTCTTTTGAAAGCACGATATTGGGAATTAGACCACACACAACACGAATCTTATGTTTACCTAATTTATTTGCTTTTGCGGAATTGGGATAATGGAGAAGAATTGTGTCATAAAATCCAGAATTGGTTTCTACAGGAATATTTGTTCCCATATACATTAAAGGTTTATCATCAAAGAAAACCTGATAAACTAACTTTGTGCGCGATTCAGTGCTATATTCAAATCGTGCAATAATATTTCCCGAAGAACGGTCAAGAACTGATTTCTTAATAGTTAATTCCTGTGAAGGTTCTTTGTCACTTTCAATGGCTGTCTCGTTAAAATACATTCCTAAACATGTGACTTTCATTTTTATAACCCCAAACAATATTCAATTACATATGTGCTCTGTGAACTTGCTACCTTTGGTGTAATTGTTACAACACGCTTTGCACGCTGCACATCAAATGAGAATGTAACAGTCGCGTTTGGCGCAATATCAGCAATTGAAACATCTGCAATTCCAGCAGTTGCACCAGAATAATTGGCAAATCCGTCAATTTTATACTGAAGTGTATTTGTACTTCCAGTATTTTTAATTGCAATTAAACCAGAAGTAAAATTACGACAATCAATTGTCGTTGCTGTTCCTGCATTAACTGAAGTAAGAGTTCCAGTTGTTCCTTCGTTATAAATACTACATACTGAATCTGGCATTTAAATCACCTTATGGAATAGATTCTACAAATTCATTATAATTTTTATAATCTGTTTTAATTTCAGTTTCTTTTAATACAATTGCCTTTTCAACATCAGTCCTTTCAGTTTCGGATTTTGCAAGTGCTTGTGTTAAGAAAGTAAATTTACGATTAATTTTATTTTCCAAATCTAATGGATATTTCCAAGCAACAATTGTGGCTTTAGTTAAAGTACGTCCATAAATAAATTCATGACAACAAGTTTGCTGATAATTAGAAGGAATTGTGGTTGCTTCTGTATATTTATCAACAAAATCTATTTTAAAAGTTTCTATATTTCCACGAATATTTAAAAAACACATTTGAGTATATGGTTCTACTCCCAATTGATCATAATGATATGCTGCTTCTGTGGATATTGTTGGTGGAAATACATTATTATCATAAGTATCTCTTGGAAAATCAGAAAGATATTTCATTTCCATAATTACAAACATTTAAGTTCCTCCTATTGGGTATCCGTATGGTCGTTTCTGTGGATAAAGTTCTCCGATTGGTTTGGCAATTCCTTTCCAGATTGCGAGTTCATCGAGATAAATATTAGAATATATAGGGGTTGCCCCCTGATATGTTGCTATACGCAATACACTTGATATATCTTCCCAATTTGTTGAATCTGTAGTTGTTAATACATTAGAACCATTTTCATAAATTGTATATACAGTATCATCTCTTTCAAACACAATATTATACCATATTCCTGTCGATATCGTCCTCGCAGATGAAGACAACGTAATATCTATCGATGATGATTTATATCTGCGAAACTGCCATTTGTAAGAACCAGAAATATTGGTTAGTCTCAGTTGGTAAAAATCATCATCACTTGATAATTGTTCTACTATCGGGGCTATACTAGAAGGTAATGTGACAAAATATACCCATGCTGATATAGTCCACCGTGTTCCAAAACTCCAATCATCCGAATCAGGAATGGTTAAATAATCCCCATTTCCATCAAAATATCCACTCGTTCCACCAAACCGATAATGAGAATTGGAAAGACAAGCATTCCCATACGCAGTTACTACTTTAGGATTATTGGAAGAATCGATAAATTGTGTGGTTCCAGACTGCCCGTTAAAATGTAGAAGCAGTTTGCAGGAATCATCTACAAATGGTTCAACTTGTTCTACATGCTGTGGTCGTAACATGATTATGCTCTCCTGAATGAGTAGGGTTTATATTGAGGATAGAGTTGAGAGATTGGAATGGCAACCCCGTTCCAAATAGCGAGTTCGTCGATATATCCAGCATAATTATATGTAGTCAGGGCATCGGGACGAGCACCAACAATTACTTTTGTAGATTCAGTTGGAATAGACCCAGAAACCGCAACACCAGTCGATAATACTCCATCAGTAATAGCATATAGTGTATTTCCACTGCGTATCATGCCAATCTGGTGCCATGATGTGGTATCAGTAATTGCAGTTCCATATACATAATATGTTGAAACATCCGTTTTTATTTGAAAGAGTGGACGATTATCTGTTTCAAAATCACAACGAAACAAGTTTGTTGAACCCGATTGCAATTTTGCTAATACCCATCCCTCCGAACCTATCGAACTACGTTTAACCCATGTAACAATCGTAAAATCATTCGATCCGAAATTCCAATCATCAGAATCTGAAAGAGACAGATAATCTCCACTACCATCAAAATACATCGAATATGGATTGATTTTTTTCTGTGTGGTTGAACCAGTAGTATTTCCATATTGTGTAATAACTCGTCCATATCCACTAAAATCTTTCATTCCAGATGTGGTGGCATCGGTCGCTCGAACAAGAAGTTTTAGATGTTCTGGATATGGGATATAGTTATCATATTTATCCACTTGTTGTTTGACAGTCATATCTAAACTCCTTCACCATAAGCAAGTATATAATTGGCACAAGCAACTTGGATATTACTTGCTTGTTTTTTAATCATTATGACATACCTTCTACAATACTTGCCATTATTTTCATGGGTGTTGAAGTAGAAACTACTGAACAGATAAATCGAAGTTTATATCCATTAGGAATAATTACTTTATCTGAAACCGTATAACCATTATTTTGTGACAATGGGGTTGCAGGGGGTATAAGATAACCAATAATATTATTAGAACCATCTGTAAGTTGAACTTCAATTGTACATCCAGCAGCATACAATCCAGTTACCTGCAAAGATATTAATGCAGCATCAGACGAAGATGAATTGGTATATAAATCTGCCACTGTTGCCGCACTATAAGTTGTTTGAGTTACAATATTATAATTAATTGTCATATTATTGTCCTCCAAAAATAATTGAACGTGCTATTACATTAGGTTCATCTAATCCTCCGCCAGTTCCAGAAGCGGCAATAGTAATAGAACCATCTGCATTAGTAATTGTTATATTAGTTCCTTGGGTTAAATTAGCAAGAGAAAAAGTTCCATCTGCTTTTCCAATATATACTTTACCAGCAGCAGAACCAACACCAGTTCCAGCAAGAGTGGCATCTTTAACTGCTTTGGAAGTAGGAATTGAATTATCGTCAGTTCCTAACACAGTTGCTATATATTTTCCTATAATTGTCATTAAAGCCATTTAGGTCACCGTTAATTGTCCAACTGCATTTACTACAACCCAAGTTGTATTTGCAACTACACAGCGTAAATGCACTGAATCATATCGCGTTGTTGATGCTATTGAGCCTCCAGTTCCAGTGGTCGAAACTGCTGATAAGAACCTAATCAACTGTCCTGCATTTTGAGCAATCTTCCAACCACCAGCACCATAACCTTCGACTTCTACAAAATCACCAACTACGGCAGAAGTGGGAAGCGTGATTGTCACAAGTCCGGCATTATTAGCAATATATCGTGTTCTAATTACTGCCTGTTGTGTAGTTCCAGTAACTTCGACTACTGGAAGATTTCGGACTGTATAATCAGCAGAAGAAAGATGATAATATTGTGCAGAGATTCCACCCTGTATAGAAGCAAGATCATTATGGTTTGTTGTAGCAATTCCAGTAAATGTTATTGCAAATGCTGATGAAGTTTCTAATATAGTTGTTGCATTTTTAAGAACGATAATACGTCCAACTAATATACCCATTCCTGTAATAGCAGGTGGCTGTGAAGCAGGAATTGTGGAATTTCTTGCATTTGCAGCAGATGTATATGAAGCCTGACCATATTGAATATGCACAGAGCCATCAGAGAGAATATACACCCAATGAACGCCATAATCTCCTGCTGCAAGGGCTGTTAATGTTCCTGTATTATTATCATAATTCTGATTATCAATGGATGTTTGAGAAGTTACTTGTGTCCATCCACCAGAACCATTACGATACCAATAAGTAAAAGTTCCACCAGTATTTGAATCCCACGCAGCCGTTGTAATTTTATCATAATTTGAGAAAAACACACCAGCAGAAATATTAGGCTTTAACGTTGCTGCTGTAAATGAAAGAACAGCACCAGAACTATGATCTAAACGTCGTAAAGTCTGAATACGATATAAATCTTTAACTGTATGGTTACGTATTCGCTGTCCTACATTTGAAATATTTAATATAGTCCCAGATCGATATACACGACCGATAACAATTTGTGTATTAAAATTAATAGAATCATAATCTGTAGTTACTGCAAATATGGGATTTCCCGCATTATAATCAATATAAACATAATTCATTGAATTATCTGTTAATGAAATATCGGTCGCGGCAACAATACTAAATGTAAATAATTGTGCAGAATCAGAATTTGAACTTCTTACCGCTCCTTTGCCAGCCGATATATCAATCTGTCCACTTCCAGAATCACTGATAATGCACCCTTCATAAATTCCGGCACTACCAAGTTCATTATGTAAATCATTAACAGTTTGTTTGGATGCACCAATACCTTTTATAATAATATCTGTAGAATTTCTTCCGTAATTTTTGGGTGGCATTTATATTCTCCTAAAAATATTTATGCTGTAAGAGTCCATTCAAGACTAACCAGCACTTTTCCACCAGCGGTTGTTTTGGCACTGGTGAGATAATAATATCCATCTGCAAGCACAACATTATTAGTAGTGGGCGTTGCAGTCTGTCGGTCGGCAAGTGCAGCAGAAGCGGCATGAGTTATCACACCACCAGTTGAGGCACCTGTAGAGTTACCACAAGTGATTGTTCCAGCATCGGTATCAGCAAGAGCCTTCACAACTTCAGAACGAATCTTATTAATAGTAACTTTCATTGGGAAGTAAATACGATAAGTTGTCTGTTCGCCAGTCTCAAAAGACATTGGAAGAACTTCGACACCTTTAATGGTTGCTCCACCCACAACAGCAGTATCAACATAGGTTTTTACTGCCTTTTCGGTAGGAACCGCAATATCGGAATTTCCTGCCAGAGTTCCATCTGTCGAGAATTCATTAATTTCTGCACCAGTAGCACCGACCATAGCCTGTGCATTAATACGATTTACACGCGAATAAATAGCCATTTTAAACCTCTTTACTTACAATACCATCATATGATGCATAAATAGCCGATGCACCAGTATTCTTAATAGTCATATAGTTTGTATTAGTTAAATGGAAAAAATATCCCATATAACCACCAGTATTAGTATCTACTAATATTGGATTTGAACCATCTGTTCTATATACTTCTATTGTTGCTGTATTTGGAACATAAAGATTATGAATGATCCACTCTTTACCAGAAGTTGGCTGAATAGTAAGAGAACCAGCAGCAGCAATTGAAGTTGGAACAACTGTAACTGCATCTCCTACTGTCATTTAACTCACCACTTCTTTCCAAACTGCAATAAAAGTATCGCCACTAACTACGTTAATTGTAGCAAAAGACTGTCCACAAAGCATTATACCAGCAGTATCAATATCAAAAACTGCTGAATTCGTGAGCGCAAGTGTCCCAGTAATATTAAAAGTTGCAGTCTGCTGTGAACAGTTATTATATCCAACACTGCCATGATCTATTACTGTATTTACTGACTGTACACGCATTGCTTCTGCATTAAGCGTTGTGGAGTCAGCAGTTGGGGCAGTTCCAGTTCCAATTGCAACATAATCATATTTCTGATTAATTAAAGTTGCGACATCAGTAATTCCTACTTTAGTTAAAACCATTTTTCATCACCTTATTTCTCTTGTATAGTTCTTTAATCCAAACCAATACAGAATTTTACCCCAAATTGGGGCTTCTGTATATGGTGTCACCTTTTCAATTACTTTACCATTACGGACAACCATAACAGTTAAAACTTTCTTAATACGTGCTTTATCTTCCATTTTAATCTCCCAATCAATATTATTTATTATTATTAGAAACAATGTAGTCTCAAATTGCATATTTATATATTTTAATATGTATATCATTTAAAATAAACAAATTTAATTATGATTTACCAAGCGTTTGATAACTTGCAGAGAGTTTTACCGAACACTGATTTGTTGCACCAGGGGGTGTTTTAACATAAAATATTCCACCACTAGTTGCACCAGCGGCAATTTCACTTGAAAAATCATAAGTTGCATTATCAGCTAGTGTGTGTTCAGTTCCTGAAGAACCATATTTTACTATTACCGAAGATGCGGGAGTATTTGTTCCATTTGTATTATTATAAGTAGTTGTTACTGAATGAACATGTCTTGGAATTCTTTGCACACTCATCGATACATTATCATTACAATAAATATAGTTTATATAATTAACACCCACAATCCATCTTATATATAATTGTGAATTATCACTTATACCACTAAATAATGATGATAAAGAGAATGGACTAATAACTGCTCCACTTGTATTAAAAGGTAATGATAATAAAAATGGGTCACCAACAAATCCCCATGAACCATTTCCTACTTTATATTGTGTTTGAATACTAATTGATACTAAAGTATTTGTACTTGTATTACGGAAAGTACCAGTAATAGTCGCCATTCCAAATTGAAAACCATTATTCATTGTTGAACATGCAATACCAGAAGAAGAAGGAAAATATGTTATATAATCTGATAATCCTGTATTTGCTGCTGTTGTAGATGTATCAACTACTTGACTAACTTCTGATAGATATTCTGTGGTTGCTGCAACACCAGTAGAAACCTGAAAATTATCTATTTCTGATTTCAAAATAAAATTAGAAATCATTGATTTATCTTTACAAGTAAAAGAATATTCTGTCCATTTTGCTCCATTGGCTGCAACATTTTGAGAGTTTCCACCCCAAGTAGCATCAGAACCAGTAATAATTTCACCAGATACTTCAGTTAATGCTTTTCCATAAATTGAAAATACATCATCTCCATATCCATTAACTCCAATGACACACTGTGTTTGAGATAATTTCACATCATAAACTGTATAATTAGTTCCATCTATTTTAACAAGATCACAAACATCAATTGAATAATTTGGTTTTAAAGTAACATCATATCGAAGTTTTGGATTTGCAAGATTATCTAATATAGTTGCTGCCATTGAATTACATTCGTCATTTGATTTTGCATTAGTATAACGATAAGTTACACCCTTTGTTCCAGTTCCAGAAGAACCAGAATATGTATCATTATTTCCTAACACACGAACATAATTAATATTTCTTCTTACAGAATTTGAAGTTTCTACTTTTTTATTATAAGATAGTGCTGTTGCTGTAAGATCATGATTTTGAGTGCCCCAATAGACAATTTTATTTTTATTATCAAACCAAATATTTTTATTATTCATTTCTTCAATTACTTTTTGTAATGCATCACCAGCATTTAAATAATAAAAAGCAATTGTGTCTACAACCGTTGCATCTGTGGTTCCAGCAGTCCATCCAGTTCCAGTAAGAATTAAGGATACTAAAGAACTTACCGATTGTGAATTTACAACAAAATTATGGTTCGTTCCCGATACAACTTCGATATCTTTTAATTCAATTGCACGTTCTGACACAGTGAGTTTGAACCAAGTTCCTGTATGTTTTTCTTCAATTGCTTTTACATATCCCCAAAAGATTTCAGTTGCTCCTTCTTTAATTATTACATATGTATCTAGTGTAAATTTACCAGTTGTTTCTATTTCAGCATAATCATATGCTTTGAGTGAACGTTTAATAAAAGAACCTGTTGAAATAGAATAAGTATTGGTTCCATCTGTAATTGTCCAAGCCACAAAATCACCTATGAGAATACTGTTATATCATGTACCTGAATTAAAGAAAGTGAATAATCAAATCGTTGTAAATATGCACCTTTTCTAGACATTTGTATTTTATCAACATACCAATTCGTATCAGTATCTATTTCATACATATTTGTTGCATTAACATCTAATAATGCGCCATATTTCCAACTCATCATATTATTATAAGAAGTCTCATCAAATATACTTCCAGTAAGTTTAATTGATAAACCAATATCACCTAATGGAATTAATATATGATTGGCATTTGGGATTGCTTGAATTTCTTTTGAGGATTCACGCGATACATCGCAAGTTTTAACATCTAAAGATACATATGCTGTTGTTCCATGTTTATTAAAAATTACTGAAGGAGAAGCCATTAATAACTCACTCCTTGTTTAGATTTTGCTTTATTTAGTGCAGTTTCTACCTGTGATACATCCATTATATCTCCATTAATATTATAGTTATTTGTTACAGTAGATGTTGAATAACCACCAGCCATATTTTTTAATCCAGTAGTTGCAGAACCATAAGTATAATTAAATTTACCAGTCCATCCAATTAATGTATTTAATATCATACCGATTGTATCTACAAAAAATCCAAATGTATCAATAAATCCAAATATTACTGATTTTACTATATCACCAGTTTTCTGAAATTCATTAAATGCATTTACAATAGTTCCGATTACTATTACAACAATAACTGCAATTGCAGCCAATACAGCACCCAAACCAGCACCAGTTACACCCAATAATGGTGCTAATATTGCCGCAATACTTGAAATTCCTGTTAATATAGAAGATAATAATGTAAATGCTCCTCCAATTAGAGAAAGCCAAGGCAATAATATTCCTGCTGCAAGAATAATAGCAAGTAAATATTTTAATAATCCTGTTTCACCCAGAAATGATATAAATTCTGCTAATTTTGGTATTACTGGAATAATTGCAGCAATTAATTCTAAAAATGCTTTTATTAAATCTTGAATTGCCTTAACAACTTCTTTTTTACCTAATTCAGTTGCAAGGGCAGTTAAAACTTCTATAATTGATTTAGTAATTTCTGGTGTTAATGCCTTTGCAATAATTCCCTGCACAAGAGTTTGAACAACTGATAAAATACCAGTCATTGATTTCCATCCTTCTACAAATGTTTTATAATTAATACCAAGGAGACCCATTGTGTCAATGCCAGTAAATGCCTTACCTAAAGCAGCCGCTTTAATATTACCTGATAAATCAGTGAGTCCAGTAAATGCAGACATTAATGTATTTTGGAGAGTCATAAATGAAAATGAAACTCCTAATGTTGCCATCTGAACATTAAAGAATGCTTTATTTAGTGGTCGAAGTATTCTATTAGTTTTATTATACCATTTATTTTCTTTTTCTACTAATGCACGACGCTTTGTTTCTCTGTCCATTGAAGATTTAACAGCATAATTATATTTAGTTAAAGAACGTTGAGTTGCTATTAATGCCGCTTCTTGCTGTCTTTGTTTTTTAAATATATTATTAATTTCTGCTGCTTGGCGTTTATTAATAGAAGATTCTAATCTATTTAAATTTTTCTGTAAATTTGCTTCAGCAGTATTTCTACGTTTTGTTTCTGCATCTGTAGTTTTTGCTGATTTTCCTCTTTTCATTGAACCAGTCATATAATCATATGTGGTTCCACTCTTTTTAAAAGATTCAGCGACTTCTTTTTGTGCTGCTTCTAAAGTTTTACCCGTTTTCTGAAATATAGTTTTAACATTAACCATATTTCCCGGAAGTGGCTTACCAATATCGATTCTTGCTGGTCTTTTTCTATTTAATTCTTTTAATAATTGAGGAAGTTCATTTCTTCCAGCAACAATATTAACAACAATATTTGCAACATCTGTGGTAGCCATTTTAATGCCTCTTTGAATGATTCATTTGTCTTTCTTCTTCTTTTTTATATTCTGTTAAAATATATAAATCAAAAAACAATCTATCTTGCCATTCATCTTCATTATTCCATTCAAAAAAGGCAGAAGGTCTTTTACCAGTTGTTTCAGATAAGCATCCAATCATTGCACATGTTTCATGAGTTAATGACTTGAAAAAAGTTATCACCCTCGTTTGCCTCAACGAGGGATAATAACGCTGTAAATATTGCAAACTGATCTTCACCAGTAATATCTTCTACTTTAAAATCCTGTTTTGCTACAGTTTCTCCATTAGGAGTATGAGAAATAAAAATTTTTGGAAGAACTTTATCAGACCATTCGATAAATCCCTCACCAATTGCTTCTCTCTGTGCAGGAGAAAGAGAATCTTCTTCTCCACCACCAGTTACATATTTAGTAATAATACCAAAATGAATTGCACCAATTCTACCAACTGGTTTCTTTACACGAAATATACCAGATTTAGTTTTAATATCAACGTAAATTCCCATATTTAACCAACCGTAACAGTCATTGAGCCAACAATACTATAATCAATAGATTTCTCAAATTCACCAACACTTGACGATTTAAAATCAGACTTTGTATATGTTACAGGAAGAACAAAGTTACAACCCGCTGTTCCATCTGGTTTTAAACACTGGATTGTGAGAGTTCCATTACCAAGTGCATTATTGGCTGGCATTGCAGTTCCAGAATCAGAACCATAAATTGCACGATTTAATTCAGCAATCTGTTCTTCTGTAACTCCAATTGTTCCACTAATATCAGTAATACCAGTTCGTGTTAATCTATATAATTTATAATTACCAAGAACAAACTGTTCTTCATCAAGAGCACGATCTACTGTCATCGAACACGACTTTGAATATAAAGTGGTTGCTCCGAGAGTAAGTGTTGCTCTCCAAAACACAAGAGGATCTTCTGTTGGAAACGTTAATGAAGTATCATATGTTCCATTCTTTACATCTGATGCAAGCCATTCATATCTTGCTTTAACATATTCTTTTGCCTCAAATGTAAATTCTGCCGATTTGATACCAACACCACAGAAAATCTTCTCATTGGTGACAGTTCCAGTTTTTTCACCAATTGCAAAACAAACTGGCACTGGTTCACCAATCGTATATGTTCCAGCAACAGCAGGTGTTCCAAAAAGACCTGTTAATAGTGTTGCTTGTGAAACTGGACGGAAATTACTTTCTATAGTTCCACTAATCTTTAAAGCACCACCAAGAATCTGATTATAAACATAAGAATCAGTGGTTTCCTCTTTCATTGCTCCACGATCTACAGAATAATCAATAGCATTGACTTTTATTCCATCAGTTGCACCATCAGGAGCACCGCCACCACTGCCATAATCGCCAGTTTCTAACGTAGATTTTAAATATGAAACACCCATTTAAATCATCTCTGTATAACTAAATTTTAATGTAATCGTATATGCTGTTCCTTCTCTCGAAATATCAGGATTTTCAAATTTAAAATCCCTTGCTGATGGAGAACATGCAGTATCAACAACTTTAACTATTTTTGAAATTGCTTCTGCAATAGAAATAATATTATCAGAATACCAATTTATTGCATATGTTTGTTTAAAAAAATAAGAAGTTGATGTCTCTACTTCAATTTCAAAGTCCTCTATTGTTATAACAACTTCTTTTTCTCCAATAGATTCAACTGGTGATAAAGAAACTCTATAACCAATACTTTGAAGTCCAGTTTTGACATTATCAATAGTTGTCATATAAAACCTTCTTATATGATTTATAAAATACACTTTTTATATCTGGTGTAACGTTTCTTACAAAATTTTTCCACATCCTTTTACCAGTTGATGGCGAAATTCCTGGATGTTTACCAGTTTGTACCCGACAGTCCCATTTAGGATAATACATACCAGCCCAATTTTTTGATTTTGCATCAGAACTTCTAGCACCAGTAATAAACAGTAAAACTGGCAAATTTCTAATAGCACCACCAGAAGAATTATATCCTTTTGTTTTACGTCCTACTTTTATCATATGAACAATTATACTATTTTTACGTATTGATAATGTTTGTGCCTGTTGTAATAACATATCGGTTCTAAATCCACTATTACTTCTAGCATTGAAATAATGTTTACACATTAATATCCAATGATTATGAACTCTATTTTCCATTTCATTATATTTTAATTTATTTTTAGGATTTTTAAGAAATTTTTGAACTGAAGTAAATCGTTTATTTACTCGTTTAAGACTCTGCACACGAATATCAATTCTCATTTTAATCACTGAACACACTTGGAGCAGCAGCAATGGTAACTGCATAAGACTTTTCTGCCGCAGTATCATCTACAGATAAATCATCATTAATCTTAAAATCAGACATCTGACGTAAATAAATTAATGCATTGCGTCGAAGTGCAACCATTTTAATATCTGTAGATTGGGGGAGAGTACCAAGTTGGCGTTCTGCAAGTGAAGTATAATTTGTATAAGATAAATAAGCACCAAGTCTTACAAGTGCTTCTTCTTCAAAAGTATCATTAGAATAAGCATCACGCTTAATAGAATCTATATATATTTTTGCAGATTTTAAATCAATATATATCTGTTCATCACTAATTAGATTATCGGGGAGATCAGACAATATAGCCTGAACTCGTAAAATGAGGGATGGAATTATAATTGCCATATTGTTTCTCCTAATTTAATCGGTTTATCACCAAAAAATTATTTACTGGTTTAAGAATCTAAACCAGTTGTCTTAACGATATATTTAGTGGTCGAACCTCCTTTAACAGTGGGAATAATAACACTCTTAAAGTACTGGGTTAAAATAAAACCATCACCGACTCCAGCCTCACGATACTGTTCTACGCCCTGAATGGCAGAACCATCATGAGTATAATGGCACCCCATACGAGGCGTATTAACAATTGCAAGACCAGTTGTAGTTAACTGACGAGTTGGAACCAGTTTGATTGCAAACTCACGACTTACCCATGCACGAAGAGACTCCTGCACGTCACCAATCTGAAGAGGCTTTGCAGTATGTCCAAAGAGTTTTGCAGGATAGAAATATGCAATGTTATTAATTTCTGAATCCGTGATGGTAGTATTCTCAAGAATCTTACCAACTGCGTTCGCAATATCAGTTGCAGGATCAGAGCCATTAGCACCCCACTGTGCCGTTGCAGAAATAGTTTCCCCTGCACCAGCAGAAAGAGCAGTAAAGATTTCAGTATCCTTCTTCCATGCAAGACCAGAAGCAGCCGCATCAAGCGAAATCTGCATCTGTGCATTCTGAATCTGACGAGCCTTAACTTCATCATTCATGAAAATAGGAATCTGATACTTTTTAAGAGAACCCGAAATCTCAAAAGTTTTCATATTCTTGATATTTGCACGGGAACCTTCAGAGATTTCCTCTGCTTCAAGATACCAGTTTTCAGGAATAACAAACTTATAGTCAAGACCGGGTGTTGACTTCATCGGAATTGCCTGCTTTCCAGCAAGCATTTCATCTGCCTTCTGGTAGACGATTTCCTTGAGAATATTTTCAAGAGCAATATCCGAATCTGAAGAAGTTACACCAAAATTAAGTTTTTCTGTAGTCATTTTAAATCACCTTATGCACTTGCTGTATATTTATTCACACGAATTTTAATAAATCCACCAGTGCTTGCGCCCTTTGCTTCTTCAGCCTTACCAACAATCTCACCAGCAGTAGATTTCTTATCAACAGTTCCACCAGCAGTTGTTTCAAGTTCATCGTTAACTGAAATTTCTGCATTAGTAGAGAGGAGAGGAACTTCGATAATATTGCCTTCAATAAGAGGAAGCACCGCGCCCTTTACACCAGCCTGTGCAACACCAAAGGCATCATAAGTAGTACCCATAGTATAACCATCGGGCTTATCACCAGCACCACAAGTATCCATTTCACCAGCAACTGTGGTTTTCTTGACAAGAGTTCCTGCATTCGTTACGGCAGTCTTAAGAGTATAAGAAACACCCGGAGACTGAACACCTGCTAACCATCCACCTGACATATTAGTTCACCTTTATATATTTTTTATACGAAGAATCAATACCATTTTCCTTCATAAGTTTTTCAATTTTCTGTTCTTTTGATTCACCCACTGGCTGCGTCTGAATTGTTTCAGGCGGAGTTGTAGTAGGTTTATTGATAACAAACGATTCTTTAAATGCACGAAGAATATTATATCTTGTTTCAGAATCTAAATTGCTACCAATACTTTCAATACCTTTCACACCAAGATTTTTTAATTCTCCTTCAATTGAATCAATCTGATTCTTCATAATAGAATCATATTTTGATTTATAATCAACTTCAGGATCCCTTGGCATCTCTGGTGCTTTAGGTACTTCAGGAACAACAACCGGAGGAACAATCACGGATGCTGCCTCAAACGATGCGATCTTATTCTCAAGTTCTTTAATCTTCAAATCTTTAGCATCTGGTTCACTAAAATTAACACCAGTTGAAGAAACAGTTATTGGAACAAATGAATAAGATCCATTTGTCGAAGTCATAGTATAACTTGTATTTACCATATTATTTACACATCCATCATCAAACATTTCGGGAGGTTCTTTTTCAAACTCCTTATAATGTTTAACTAAATGATTATATACAGCCTTTTTATCAGCATCAGAAATATCTGCCTGATTTAAACGTGCCATTGCATTAGCAACTGCTTTCCACACAACATCATGAGTTTTAGGATCGTGATGAGGAAACTTTAAATCTCCAAAAGAAGCAGGAGGCATATTTACTGCATAAGCAAAATGAGCAGCAATTTCACGTTTTTCAGTATTAGATAATTCTTCCCAAGATTTTTCTGTAAAATCTTTTAATGCTGGTTTAGACCATGAAGAATCGGATTTATTATAATCCCAAGTATGCGTTGGTGTAGAAAACGAAACATACATTTTATTCACCGTAGTTCCTTTAATTGCTGGATTTCTAACAAAAGCAATACCAGTAATTTTACCACCAGTAATTTTCCCATCAATCTTATCTACTTCAATTTCAGGAGAAACACTATCAAAACCATCGTTTACAATACGGTCTGCTTTATCAGGATCAAACACGAAACCTTCATAGTGAATTGTATCAGTTTCTTCATCATATCCCAATTTATACATATATCCGCATGAATCACGGTCGTCATGTGTAAGATAAGATGGAGTAGAGGATTCAAAATTAGAAAAAAGAGATTTACACATTTCTGTGTTAAATGGAACTTCTCTACCTTCTCTACTCGTAAAAACACCGGGCTTAACAGTGATACCAGAAACTTTCAGAACTTTGGTGTTACGCCATACAATGGGTTCTGAAAACATTACCATAAAGCATCACCAAAAAGTTTAAATATAACTATTATATTTATATTTTTGAGTCTATTTAAACTTATTCCTTTCTATTATTAGACATTTCATCACTTCTTAAAGCATTTTGGGAAACATCTCTTGTCTTTTGTTCGTCTGACATTGGTGTATTAGGATATTCACCATCTTCAATATCAGGCATCTTCTCCGCCTGTGCAGAAGTTTCAGACGCCTTTGTTGAAACAATACTCTCACGCTGTTCATCAGTAAGAGACTTATAACCAACTTTCTGACGCAGTTCTGTTTCTGTAAATATTGGCACACTTGCCATTAATACCATCTGGCGCATATTTTCCATTTCAGAAGCAGCCATTGTGAGTTCAAGTTTCATATTTAATTTATTAACAGGGAAAGATGAATCAATTTCAAGAAGTCTCTTTCTCATTAAATCCAAGAACACAGGACGAATCTTTTCTGCAATCTGAACAACTTTACCAGATACATAATTACTAATAACAAGTTCTGATGCATATGATCCCGCACCAGTTCCATTCACACTTGATGGAGGAATATTTAATGCAGTCCAGATATGATCTTCAATCTGTTTCATTAATTCATTTGTTCCCAAATCAACATTATTTCCGCCAATACGATCAATTTTGATTGTATCTAATGAAACATATCCCTGATCTGGTGCCTGATTTGCAACTGCATCTGCATATATTTTAATGAAGGAATCTGCATCAGCCTTTGCTTTTGCACGTTTTGTAGCCCAGTCTGTTCCACTATATTTATCAAGTGAATAGACTTCTGCTTTAATTTGGTGATGATCACGCGGGAGATTACGGTATCTCCATAACACATCAAGAATCATTATTTGACGTTTCCACCAAATTGTCATTGTAGTTCTTTCGAGGGGTGAGACAGCATAGAAACCAAATGTTCGCCGTCCATAAATATCAGTAACAATCTGTGGAGTTTCTTTATATTTTACATGAATAAAAGAACCTTTACGATATGTTTTTGTATCTAATTCTTGAAGTCCACGCTCATTAAGCACAAGAATATTTGGCTGTGTCATAATAGTTGTAGAGGATGCAGAACCAAGTTGTTTCATATCTTCAATAATAGTAATATATTCTGGAGGAAGATAAGTAATTGTTCCATCTTTATTAGGAATAATATAACAATTGCCATGCCCCATTAACATTTCGGCAGTTGCTTCAAAATGATCTTTAATTTTCATTGTATTTTCTAATTCTCTTGCCGCAAGTAACATCTTTTGTTCTTTTTCATCAAGTTCATTACCCTGTTCTATATAAACCCCTTTATAAGATTGCGCCACAAGAGTTCCATATCTATCTATTGCACCAGCAACTTCAGGTTCAATCTGCATAAACTGTGAATAAATTTTGGGCGCAGACATATTTTGGAACTGCGACTGTTCTATCCAGTTACCAACAATATTCTGCACGATACTTTTTTGAGCAGCAATCTGTGTCGAACCAGTTGCCACATTAGTAATATTAGAAAAAAATGCTTTTATACGTTCAAACATGACACACGCTCTTTCATTGTATTAATATCATCACAAGTTTCTTTAACAATTTCCCATACTACAATCCTTTGTTCTGGAGTCAAATCTGGATTGCTTTCTATAATATCTTTAAAAATATCTTCTGCTACACTTTCCATATAATCACCTTAAAATGTTGTTATACTTGTAAAATTATATACTGGTTCTATTGATTCACGACTTGAAAGATACCATACAACATTTGCAACACAATCAGCGATATCTTTTCCACCAGATACTGGGTGGTCAACACGGGGCTTTGTGCCACCTTTAACTTCTAATTGTTCAAATTCAATCTTTAATTCTGTATCATAAACAACGTCAAGTTTATTGGCATCCATTAAAGATTTTACAAGATCGTAATCTTCTTTATATACAATATGCTTTTCTGTTATTAATCCCTGTAACTGTGCATCTTCAATAATATCGGGAAACATCCATACATCAAATACTAATGCATAAACATTTAAATTATTACACATCGAGTTAATAAAGTTTTTAATATCAGATGGTTTAATAATTGGTTCTCCATCTTTGCGTCTAAATTTAGTTGCCCCATCAACAATAATTTTTCCATCTTCTGTTTTATATCCCACCGCAACACCAAATGAATCATTACGCACAGCGGGATCAATTGCCATAACACGCATTTTGTTAGGTGCTGCACAGTTTGGTTCTAATAATGCATTTGGAAATTGTTTTAAATTGACTCCGCGTGGAAATTCGAGTGCATTCCACATTTCGGGCTTACAACCGTAATCTCGCCACAATGTAGGCATATCGAATTTAAATTCTTCTTCAAGTTGTTTAAATGAAATATGCGGATTTGCTTCCCATGTTGGAATTTTATAAGCAAGAGTTTTAAATGTTGTGGGATTTGCTTCCCTATCCATTTCTGCCTTTTTAATGAGAGTTGACATAATAGAAGTTGGCGACATAAGAGAAGATAATGCAAAAATATGTCCATCCATTCCTAATGTTGCAGTAGATTTAGTAAGTGCATTATAAACTTCCGTTGCTCCACGTTTTGATGTCGTCGTTTCAAATAGATCCAACTCATCCAATATAACACATTTAGATGTGGCACCTCTTCCACTAGTCGCCCAAGAACTAAATGGTTTAATTGCAAGATGCTTTGAAGGAGAGAATATTTCTTCCGATCTAAATTGTAAATCAGTCCAAGAAGTTATCCATTCAGAATTTTCTAAAATATTAGCAACATTATAGAAAACACCATCTGTTACCTGTCTTTCGGAAGGAGCGACAACAGGGATCATAATGGGTTGATTTTTTAATAATCCATAATATTCTGATGGGGAATCAAGAGTCATTATATCAAATAATTCATATGCTGCTAACATACCACCTAATGCCGTCTTGCCACTACGCATTCCCAATCCCAAAACAAGAGTTTTATAATATGGTGTCTTTTCATTAAGATATTTGTGTTTATAAAATTCCCGTGTTATTTCTGCTTGTTTTGGAAACATTTTTACATCTAATACATTTTCTATAAACCAAATAGGATCATTTTTTCCTTTAATAACTGTTTGCATATATCTCATTGCATCAGAAGAAAGATTATCTATAGATGGTAATGTTTTTATTTTATCTTTTACCATATTATTTCCCCAATAATTTGCGCTGTGTATCTATAGCATCGAGAATCTTCTTCTGACACATGGGACAGCACTGTGTAGTAACAATATTAGTAAGAGTAAGATAATTGGTTCTCATATCTAAAATGGCACGTTCGAGTTCGGCAGTCTCATCATTAGATATAACTTTGGTAATTTCACCCAAAAGTCGCAACGTTTCGCGGATTTCTTTTGTAAGAGAGGTTGCCGACCTAATTGTATCAGGAGACGTTGCATTAAAGTCCACTACATCTTCAAGCATCTTATGAAGATCAATTTCCATTTGCGATAATTGACGAATATAATAATCACGTTCGGAAACTTCTTCTTTAATCGCTGGCACGGCATTCCATGTTGGCGAATGCTGGAAAAGATGCGCCTCTACTGCCTCTTTAGACATTCCAAATTCGCGCTGTGCCTCAAGGACGCTCTTTGTGCCTTTATGAAGGGCTTCAGTCCAGCGTTGTGCTCGCCGTCCAGAACCGCACAAGGGACAGTCAGTCATCGCTAAACTCCAGCGGTTCACGGGCAGTAATATTTTCCACATCATTACAAGTCATACAACGCACCTTCACGGTATTTCCCTTATTTGTGATTTTAAAGGTTCCATGACACGCGCCATGTTTATCTAAAAATGAATTGAGTTTTTTAGAATCTAACAACATTATTATAACTTCCTTTTCACTTCTTTGGTTTTGGCTGTTTCTTTTTCTTTCCACCACACGGCATGATAATCACTCCATTTCAAACTTTAGTCTTTCGAGGCGACTCTCAATTGCTGCACGCATTTCGTCTAAGTCATCATATTCATCAGTAATTACATTAATATCATCAATTGCTTCAGAAATCAGGAAATCGCGGTCAATCACGGCATCTGCTTCCCAAAAGTCGCGACAATATTCAAGTAATTCGGGCGATGGTTCTCTTTCAAATTTTATAATAAATGATCCATCAATGACTGAAAGTTCGCACTCTATTCCTATACGATTCATAAAAGTCTCAATGTTTTTATCAGTAACAAGAAACTCATCATAGTTTTTTAAAATGTAGGATCGCATATTTATATTTATCTATTTGACTTTATTTAAATAGTTTGTTAACACAATTCTAATTCTATTTCTTGTATAAATGGTTGTTCTTGAGGATAATTATTTAATTTTGTAGGATCTGTTTCTGATAAATTTTTATTTATTTCTTCACCCAATTCTTTAGACTCACAATCTTTCCATAATTCATTGTTTTCTTTTATTAATCTTAATCTTATTTCATTCCATCTTTTTAATGCAAGTTCTTTAGTAACACAAGTATATTCATTTCGTGAACCTTCGCAATCACAAATACCAATAATATAAATTTTCATTTTAACATTCTCCAATTATATTTTCCATATCAAATTCCTGATATTCTATTTTATTTTCTTTAAGATAATTATAAATATCCGATACTGTAACATGAATTAACTTTTTACGTATCTCTGGATCTCTATCCTTTGTTTTATTAGTTATATGATTTATGTAATTTTCTCGTCTTTCTTTTTCTACTATTCTATTTTTTTCATATATTACGTTAAAGTGTTTCATTATTTGTGGAATATATTTTTCTTCAATAAGTAAACATTTGATTATTTCCCAATCTTCATAATATAATCCATTAGATATAAATATAGGTTTTAACATGAATAGTTATTTTATTTGAGATTATATATAGTTTATTTATAATATGTATATATAATAAATTATATCTTCGACGTTATCGACGTGAATGATTTGAAAAACCACTTTCCGATCCAAAAATAGTGGCTTAAATAACGACATCTATTTAAAAATTTATATTTTTCGCCATTTATATTTTTATATTATAAAGGCGATTTTTATAAAAGTAAACTAAAATAAATTAACACAAACCTATATATACTATTAGAAAATCTTCACACTTGTTATTAGTAACACTTTCTTTCCGGATTTGACTACTAATTGCTACAATACTTTTATTTTTATTTCCGGATATAATTCAATTCTCCGGCGTGATCTTCATTCTGTTGACGACTATTTACTTTTTCGCACAAATGTGCATTGAGAACCTAAAGTCTGCTCTAGATGCCTTGGCATGGCTCTAATGAGGTGCTATGATTAGACTGCCCCAAAACACACATGCCGCATTGTGCCCGGATACCATTTCGTTATTTGTCGAATTGATCATACATCTATTAACGAATATTATAATTAAGTAAATAATACATTACAATCTCTATAGTTCACTCCTGATAATCTATAGTTTATTTACAAAAGAGCATTTTAACAATAGAACCTATAGATTATGGACACTTATCCATATATTTAGTGCATTGTCTCTATTGTATTTTATTTGTTTACAATAGAACCATAGAATCGATTTTAAAAGTATAGTATAATTATACAAACTATGTGCCCGGAAAATATAGTTCGTTAATTAACGAAATTAATTTCGACACTTAAAATTCACAATTGTTAATTTAATCAAAAAGGTAGGTTTTTGGTTAAGTTTCAAAAATATTTGAAATAAATTTCACCTCGATAAACCAAATATTACTAGCAAGCATAATGTTGGATAAGGGTGATTTTTTTGAACGTTTTTGTATGCAAGTCAAGGTCGATAATCAGTATTTCTAATTTTTATTTTTTTAAAATACTGATTTGATGATACCCATATTTACTTATTTTTACTTGTTTTTATTAAAGTTTACTTGTTTTTCTATATATTATTATATAAT